CCGCAGTTGTAATTTGAATACCCTTTGCGGGATTGGATGCGGATTTTGCTGACGGCTGAGGTTGCTGGCTATATGTACGAACAATACCATTTGTTGTTGCCGCCGTGGTTGCGCTATTCATAGGTTCCAGACTCTTCACTTTACGTAAATGATCTCCCGAGGTAGCCGACTTATATTTCTCAGTCGCATGGGTTATCATATGAATATGGATAATCGGATACATCGCTGGATCAATCCGTTTCAAAATCTCCAAATACAACATTTTGATGGAATCCATCGTTATCATTTGAATCGACTCGAAATACGTATTGATAGTATAGGGCGCGCGCGTATATTCGTGCGCATCTGCGTATCCAATAAATTTGATGATTTCCTCCAAATCGAGGTATCGCAGCAAGTTGTTATTATCATAACAGTGATTCACGCACCGAATCATATCTGTATAATCATTGAACATTAAGTGGGGCAATACACAATATCCATCTTTGTTCAGAATCGAAATCGACTTCTTGCAATCGAAACTCGTAATATGATTGATCTCCGCATTTTCAAATTTCATGCGGAAATCAATGATAACATCCTCGATCTCCCTTTCCTTTGGAAGAGTCGCGCAAGATAATACCATCTTTGAAATTCGGTTTTCGCTCCAATTGCGATGAATCGTTTCGTGGAGAGGATGATCCACATAATCCATGGTAATCGTCGGTTCGTCCCAATACGTTATTAATTGACTGTCGCTATTAAAGGCGAGCATATAGTGCATTGCCGTTAAATAGGATTTCACGTCGCAGATCATGATTTCGACATTTGTACCAATACTGTTATCCACTTTTCCAATACCTCCCGATTTCTTATTCACCGTATAATTCACCGCCGAGAAATAGTGAAGGCGGATATCGGATGCAGTTTCGCACCCGAATGCAAAAGCGACTTTTTTCCCCAGCGAAATAGCCGACTTAGCAAGAGCAAGACCGACATGGCGCGCGACACATACAAACACGATTTTGTACTCACTTGCAAGGCCAAGTGGCGACATCGTTTTGCCCGTTCCAGTAGGAGCACTGTATAATACGAGTCTTGGCGTACTTGGGCGATTTCTGAACACAGAGAACAACTGTTTTTGGTGATCATAAAGAGTAATATCTTGGTACTTGAATATATACTTGTTTTTCTCGATAAATAGATGCGCGTTGTCGAATACCTCCCGAATATTTGTTTTTTGAATGCCAAGATCAATAACCCAATGTACGAAATGAAGCACGTGGGTATTCAAATGGGGAACGGAGTTGTTTTTAATGTGAATAAGCGTGTATAGGTAGAATCCGTATTCGGAGGTGTTCTTCGAAAGGGAACAAAGCACTTTCGAGCAAAAGTCGATGAGGACATATTCGTAAATAGATGATTTGTACGTTTGAACAGAGGAAGACATGTTTTTGACGCGGATAATGTCCGCCTTTTTAAGACTTTTTGTAGCAGAGAGCAGCGATTGTTCGGATGTTTTCCAATCGGACAAGAGTCCAGGAATGGTCGAGGGCGCTTCTCCTTTTTTTGTTTTGTAAGATGCCATGGTAGCCTCGATGGCTGAAATCTCCCTTTCAAAGTATTCGCGGTAGAAGTAGGAGTGCATTTCATCCGAGGGAGCTATGTGGAGGATTTGCAGCATGGACTGGTTATCATTCGACCGTATATTCACTTGAGTGTATCCATTCATAATAACATGGAGAATTTTTCTTTCATTTTCATTCACAGGGATCTCAATGTTATCCCACTCGGCGCGAGAGAGCTTGTTCTGAGTTAGATCCATTTTCTAAGAGGAAGAGGAAGGTTGTTGGCTTGTAATGCTTAATAAGTGTTTCACTTGTATAATATATGTTCAAATAACATTTCCAAAATCAATTTTTCGGGAGAAAATGAATAAAAATAAAAAACACGAATAGAGATATCTATATAGTAAGAAATATCAATATCATAAATATACTAAGAAATATAATATAACCCATAACCCATAAAAGAGAATGTTCAAAGAATGGTTTTATCCGGAAATAAAAAAGATTGGATTCGAAGATGTGAAACATGCATTGGCTGTGCATCGAAATAATACGCTGATTATAAATACATTGGATATTCAAGATCAGAATTGTTTAATCAAGGGAACAATTCACGCGCAGGACGAAGAGCGCACCATAAATAAGTATATTGATGATGGTCTTGCAAAAACCAGACATATTATTGTATATGGAATGAACGACTGTGATAATAAATTGGTATCCAAATGCAGGCAATTGCAGAGTCTAGGATTCCTGGATGTGTATATGTATATGGGCGGATTATTTGAATGGTTGCTATTACAGGATATTTATGGAGATAGCGAATTTCCAACCACTTCAAAGGCGATTGATATTTTGAAATATCGGCCTCCCAAAACATGGACAAATATATGACCTTAAAAAATTGAAATATATATTCTTATTACACCTTTGCACATTTAAAACGCCGATTTTCTTAAATGTTTTTTATTTTATTTCCTGAATATAATAAAAAATTGATTTACTTTTTCATTAAAATATTATTACATAACTTATATGAACTTTATCAAAATGAACCAAACTAACGGATATATCTATGTTAGAAATCATCCATCATATGATGTTGATGATGCGTGTAAAATGGGTAAGGCAATTAATATTCCTGAAAGGGACACACAATATGCAACTGGTGAGATTAAGAGAGGATATTTTGAAGTGGTATTTGAAGTTCCTATTGAAAAAATGGGAATTGTTGAACGCTTATTACAAAATGAGTTTCGTGAATTAAATGTCAAATATGATGCTGGAACCGAGTTTTACAATAAAAAAATAATTACTCTTATTGAACCTTATCTAATTACACTTGGAATTAAATATAGAAAATTATCAAAACAAGAAATTAGTGATTTGGTAAGATGCAACAGAGTAAGAAAAACCATAAAAAAAATAAACATTCAATCATTAATTCATATGCTAAAATCCAAGAGAACAAATAAACAAATAGTTTCCTACATACCAAGAAACGACCAAACTATTATTATTGAAAAGTCAGTTATACATTTTCAACAATACGATAAAGGTATGCTTGTATTAATGTGTGGCGTAGGAAAAACTCTAATTTCATTATGGATTACACAAGAAATAAACTCAAATACTATTCTTATTGGTGTTCCAAATAAATTATTATTGAAACAATGGGAAGAAGTTATTTGTGTTTTGTTTCAAAGTGTTCCGTATTTAATTGTTTCAGGTGGTGTAGATACTGAAAATATAATGCAATTTTTAGAAAATAACCAAAAAAAGTGTATTGTAATAACTACATATTCATCAGCACATAAAGTATATACTGCAACACAAGATACGAGATTTGTGTTTGGTATGAAAATATTAGACGAAGTTCATCATTTAACAACAAATAATATGCGATTAGCACACACTACAAAAAAATATATTCAAATGTTAAACATTCCATCTGTTAAACAACTATCATTAACTGCTACACTTAAACAATTGGAAAGTATGTGTGATGACGGTATTGTAGTTTCAAATGATAATGTTGAATATTTTGGAGAAATAATTGATAGAAAATGTTTGCTATGGGCGATTAATGAAAATATTATTTGTGATTATGTTATTCAAACCATTATTACAAATGAAGAACAATTAGAACAACAATTATCAAGATTTCATATTGTAGAAGAAAATGATAAGAGGTTGTTTTTGAGTGCGTTTGCATCGTTAAAAAGCATATTTGACGGACATTCACATCATTTATTAATATATTCAAATAACAAGGATAATTCATTGAAATTAATTCAATATATAAAAATGCTGATAGACGATAATTACTTTGATATACCTGATTTATATTATTCAAATTATCATAGTGAAATGAAATCAAAAGACCAAAAAGAAATAATTAATAATTTTGAAAAGGTGAAATTTGGAATAATTACTTGTGTTTATTGTTTAGGTGAAGGGTGGGATTTTCCATTATTGGATGGTGTTGTATTTGCTGAAAATATGACATCAAATATCCGTATAGTTCAATCCGCATTAAGAGCAAGTAGAAAAAATAAAAAAGATACAAATAAAAAAACCAAAATCATTTTACCAATTTTGAATAGAGATGACTGGTTAGAAAATAATGAAAACCCTGATTTGAAAAAGGTAAGAGAAGTTATTTATCAAATGGGATTAGAAGATGAAACTATAACTCAAAAAATCAAGGTGTTTAGAATTGATATTGAAAAACAAAAACCTAAACCAAAAGAAAAAGAAGAAAGAGAAATTGTTGATGAGTTTGGTGAATACGATGATGAATTAACTCAAAAATTAAGATTGAAAACAATAAAAAGAACTGCACTTGCTACAACATATGAAAAAGCAAGAAAAATTATTGCTGATAAAAATATAAAAAGTAAGGAAAGTTATTATGAATTATGCGAAAGAGATAATAGATTATCCAAAGAACCTGAAATAGTATTCAAAGGACAATTTACAAACTGGATAGAATATTTAAGTATTGAACGAGTATATTATGATTTGGAAACCTGTAAAAATAAAGTAGGTGAGTATTTATTGTTATATCCTGAAATAAAAAAACATTATTTGGACTTATCAATTGTAAGTAATGAATTATGCAAAATAGATGCTTTATTACCACCAAATGGATTATGGGTTGAATACTATAATGTAAAGGATTTGCGAGATATAATTACTATCATAAATAAGAAAAAGAAAAATTCAAGTGATATTCTATAATTACTATATAAAATCATATTCATAATGATATTATATGAATATGATGGAAGATTTTCGTAAAACTATTATTGAGTATAACTTGTGTAAAAAAATTATGAAAAATCAAACAATCATTATAAATGAGTTAAATGTAATATTGAAAGAACAAAATGGATATAAATATAATTTAAAAACTGAAAAAATTAAAAAACATTTTCCTGCAAGTATAAATACAAATTATGATACATATAATAATTTTTTGATTAAAGAACATAGTAAAAATAGAAGAGTATCATTTTCTTTATCATCAAAAACAATTATAGAACAAATTAATAATTTTTTATCAACAGCAACAAGAAGATACAATACAATAAATATATTTAATAATGAAAATGACTTATTTGAATGTTTAATTACTAAAAATACATACAATTTACCAATATTATCTCCATTAGATTTGCGACATAATTTAATTAAATATGAATGTGAAACAGATATAAGATATAGATTTCCTTACTTTTTTGATAAAGATGATAGACCATTTTATGATGTTGTTTATATTGTTAAAACTGAAAATCCTCATTTTTATATTGATACTAATAATAAAACATTATGTGATACTATATTAATTTGTTGTAAGAGCAAAATATTTAATATTATGTTTGAATTAGATATACACCATCCATATTATAGTCATCTAACTAATAATTATCCTGAACCACTAATAAAACAAATATATAATAACACAACTATTTAGGAATATTAAGGAAAAAATACTTTTTTATAAAATTGAATAAAAAATTGAAATAAATTAATATAAAGAAATATTATCTTATATAATTATATATGGCGATGTCTAAACAATATACTTGCGAACTCTGTAATAAAGTCTTTAATCAAAAAATTGATTTTACAAGACACCAAAATAAGAAAGCACCTTGTATAACTATTGATAAGATGCAGGAATTAACACAAACCAAAGAAGTAAAATCTGATTTTAAAACTAACTTATCCACAATATTTAATTATTGTTTGGATGTGTTAAGAAATAACGAACATCTAACAGGTGATAAAGCATTAAGAACATTAGCACACTTGTTGGATTTAAGATTATTAGAACCTCAATTTGGCAATCAAATTGATATTGATACATATGATTACGATTTTAGTTCATATGAAGATGATATTATTGAAAAACATAAAGCAAAATTATTGAGCGTGGTAAGGTTTAGTAATCTTGCAAAAGAAAAAGAAGAAAATATACCAAAAATTATGAAATGTTTATGGGATGAGATTTTATCAGTTCATCCTATTACTAAAAATATATTCTTGAAAGGAAAAGGATTTGATATTCAACATCAATCTACATATAAAAAATTAATTGATAAATTATATACATTTGATTTTGAAGCGGTTGATGAAGATATTTTGGGTGAAGCATATGAAGAAGTAATCAAAGATGTTATGACTGGTAAGGTGTTGGGACAATTCTTTACACCGCCAAAAGTTAAACAAATGATGATTAAACTTATTGACCCTCAACTAAAAGCAGATGGAACAATTGAAAAAATATTTGACCCTGCTATGGGAACTGGTGGGTTCTTAATCTCATCATTAAGACATTTGTTGCATCAGTCTAAAACAAAAGGTATTGAAATGGATTGGAACTTTATCAGTAATGAAGGACTTGGTGGAAGAGAAGCAGAACCTGACACATATCAATTAGCAGTTTCAAATATGTTAATTTCGTCAGGTCATATGTTTAATGTGTTGGAAAAAGGAGATAGCATTCGCAATCCAATTACAAATAAATATGATATTATTCTTGCAAATCCACCTTTTGGCATTGATGGTTTAATCTATAATGAAATTTTACATCCATTAAGAAATGAATATATGCCTATAAAATCTAATAGTGCTGTTCCATTATTCTTACAAGCAATTATTCATATGTTAAAGGTAAATGGAAGATGTGCTCTCGTATTGCCCGATGGTAAAGAACTATTTAGTAAAAGTAATGAACTTGTTAATATTAGAGAATATTTAATGAAGACTTGTGATTTAAAAGAAATAATATATCTACCATCAGGAGTATTTACACATACATCTATAAAAACTTGCGTTTTGTATTTTGTAAAAAAAAGAGAAGGTAATGAAACATTAGAAACAAAAATCAAATATTCAAAGGTAAATCAAAAAGAAACAGATAGACAATATGTATTTTCAAAAATACATCAAACAAATAAAGTTAAATTCTATGATTACAATACAGAAAATGAAGTTAAACATTTATTGTTAGAAGTTGAAATTGATAGTATTTCTAAAAAAGGATATTCATTAAATTATGCAGAATATTTGAAGGATGAAAATGAAGATAATGAAATATATGAAGATGGTGTAATTGTTAAACAACTTGAAGAAGTATGTAATTATGAAATAGGAGGAACTCCATCAAGAAGCAAACCAGAATATTATGAAAATGGAAATAACTTATGGGTTTCCGTTAGGGAATTAAATGGCGGTTATATTTATGATACAAAGGAAAAAATAAATGATGTTGGTGTTAAAAAAAGTAATGTTAAATTATATGATATAGGAACAATATTATTCTCGTTTAAATTAAGTATTGGTAAAACTGCTATTGTAGGAACACCTATGTATAGTAATGAAGCAATTGCTGGTATAAAATCAAAAAATACAGATATTTTAGATAATATGTATTTATACTATTATTTATCAACTACAAATTTCAAACAAATTGGTTCTGGTATGTTAGGACAAGGTTCGTTAAATAAAAAATCATTGGGTAAAATCAAAATACCTATTCCATCTATGAAACGCCAAAAAGAAATAGTAAATTATTTATTAGATATTGATGCAAAAAATAAACAATTGGAAATTGAAATTGAAAATAATAAAAAACAAGCACAAATATTTATTTCAGGAATTGTAAAAACACCTATAATAAGTCAAGATGAAACAAGTTCAATTGATACTGAAACAAATGAAGTCATTCAAGACACAATACCAATTAAAGAAGAAATCGTAATTGAACCAAAACCAAAGACCAAGGTTATTATCAAGAAAAAGGTAAAGAAACCTCTTGTTATTGTTGAAGATGAAGATGTTGTTGTATAACTATTCAGTCAATAATGTAGTGTATATTTTAGTATAAATAATTTAATTATAAACATTTTTTTATTCCAATAATTATATCATATAATATAATTATTATATAATATAATGCCTACACATAAAAGCGAAGATTATAAATTATCTGCGGTTGAATATTATTTAACAGAAGATAAATCACAAGAAGAAGTATGTAAAATATTCAAATGTTCTGCACGAAGTTTAATGAGATGGGTTGATAAATATAATGAAGAAGGTGAAATAAAAAGACATAACCGAAAACCTGTTGCGTATAAAGTTCATAAAGACCAAGTGAAGTTTATATTGGATGAAATAAAGAAAAATAGAACAATTACAATGCAGGATTTACTTGAAAAACTCAAAGAAAAATATCCTACATTAACATTAAGTCGTTTTCATTTAAACCGAATAGTAAATGATAATAATATTACTTTGAAAATTACAAGAATTAGACACGAACCAATAAAGCGTTTTGGTAAGGATATTGATATAAATAAAAATATTAAATTATTTTACGATGAAGTGAAAAAATATAAAATGGAAGATATTATTTGTATTGATGAAACAAGCATAAAATCATTACAAAAACGAAATCATTGTTATAATGAACTTGGAAAGCGTTGTGTAATAAAAACACAAAGTCAGGAAGTATTCAAAAAATATACTGGAATATTTGCTATTTCAACAAAAGGAGTTTTAGGTTGGGAGTTATATGAAAAGAGTGGAATAAATACAGATAGATTAGTTGAGTTTTTAGAGAAATATATAACTACAAAGTTCAAAAATAAATTAATTATTTTAGATAATGCAAGTAGTCATAGAAACGAAAGAATAAAAGAATTGGTAAATAAACATAATAATATATTATATGCTGTTCCATATCAACATTTTACAAATTCAATTGAAAATTATTTCAGTATGTTAAAGTCAAGATTACAAAAGTTAGATGGACTAACACACGAAAAACTAAAAGAAAATATAGGAAAGGTAATAAGAGATATTCCAAAAGAGAAGTATGAAAATATATTTAAGGGAGCATATAATAGAACAGAAAAATATGTAAAAAAACCATCAAATAGAACACGAAAACTAAAAAATTACCTGCCTTAAAATCGGCGTTTTAAATGTGCAAAGGTGTAAAACATCAAGTAGAATGTCTCGACATTGAGTGAATAACAACAAACCAACGACCTACGACCATGGGGAACTCTCTTACTCTCATACAGCTTCCAGCGCAGAGCGGTAAGACTCGCAAGATGACGGATCTCATCAACAAGTGGAACGGCACCTTTAACATCAGTGGTATCAACGACTTAAATATCATTTTCACTAGCAACGCTAAGCTTTTGAACAAGCAGACAAACAAACGTATTATTAGGGATGTCGATAACGTCGCCGCCGGATCTGGATCAGATTCCGATGAATACTCTGTTACGGAGACTAGCGACAATCCCAGGACACTTTCTTGGACTTCAAGTACTTTAACTCGCGACGGTAAAAAAAAGATGGATGTAGATAACGTTTTTGCAATTATTACGTCAGATGATGACGACGATGAGATTGACAATATCATTTGCTGCACAAATAAACCCAGAATGAAACATGTAATGAAGCTTCTTGAGAAGTTGCTGAAGAAGTTCAAGAAGCGCAACTTTAACAAGGAGGTTAATATTTGGATTGACGAGGCCGATTCTAGTATTAATATTTGGGGTCCTTACTTTGACTACATATCAGAGATGTGTAGCGAGAAGTTTGTGAAGAATGTGGTCCTTATTACTGCAACTATGCGTCCCGTGTATAAGTATTTGCATTCGATTGACGTTGAGCCCCACTTACGTACATATGAGAATACGCATGCGCCCGTATATCATAAGTATTCAGAGTGCGAGCTGATCCACGATATTTCCGATAGGAATAAACGCGTTGATGACGCGCTGATCGAGGTGCTCACGATACATGCAGATAGCGTAGTTCCCGGTTCTAAGTGGTTTTGTCCAGGTAATACCAAGTGTGCGTCGCACGAAAATCATTGTGGGATATTGATAGAGCACGGGTTCAATGTACTTATTATTAATGGTCAGTTCAAAGAATTTCGCCTGCAAAACGGCGACGTAGTTCCAATTAAGGAGGACCTGGAAGAAGATCTTGAGGTTGCAAAGACCCTGAACAGATATTACTATGACCTAGAACTATATAATGCACCCTTTGCAGTTACGGGAAAGTTGTGCGTTAGTCGTGGAATTACGTTTGCATCGCGATCTGAGGACGGCAATGAGTTCCTATTTACGCATGGTGTTATTCCCGACAATACAAGTAGCGACGATGCGTACCAAATGGTTATGCGATGTGGTGGCAACATTAAGGAGTTTTCCAGCTATAAAAAACCAATTATATTCGTATCAACTAAGACAAGCAGTCTGATTTTAACGGAAGAGCGTTTGGCTGTGGAATTTGCAAAGAAATACTGGAATGGCGATGAAGACCAAACTGTACAAATAACTCCAGGTATGTTAAACGAGTCTCTTGGCACCTGTCATACGGTTCAAGACATTGCTGGAACTGTTCCGAAGATTATTCAACTTACGGAAGAAGAATATAAGTCGATTGGTAAGATTAATCGGTCATGGGATGAATCGCGTGTTATGGAGCTTATTAATGAGTATGATACTGAACTATGCATGGAACTAATGGACCTTGAGAAAGATCAGATTACTGAACCGAGAACCGAAAATGCACGTAAGAAACAAATCGAAGACCTTGTCTCTGGATTTGAACAAAATAAGAAAAAAATTATTAGTGTTGGAAAAGAGATTCGATACAAAGATATATATCAAGTATTTATGGATAATATAGAGAATCGCCTTATTATAAGTAGGTATTATGGAAGCAAATTACAAAAATAAATAAAAAAATAAATAAAAAATAAATAAAAAAATAAATAAATAGTGAATATTCCGTAAAAATCCGTAAAAATCCAAAAAATTGAATGTAATGAATAGTTATATCTTTTAGACAGGTATTTAAGAACATCAATAACATGGAATTTGTGTCAAACGCTGCTGCTACTGCTAACTCTACCTCCACATCCTCTGCTCATCATACCAATATGGATGATACATCTACATCCAATAAAAAACCAGTGTTTATTTCGGTGGAAGGTAATATCGGTGCTGGAAAAACAACGCTTATCAAAAATATGGAAAAACGGCTTGCATCTGAGGAAATTGTGTTTTTGAAGGAGCCCGTCGATATATGGGAGTCGATTCGGGATCCATCCGATGGAGAAAGCATCCTCGTGAAATTTTATCGTGATCCAGTAAAATACGCCTTTTCGTTTCAGGTTATGGCATACGCGTCGCGTCTATCGATTATTCGTAAAACAATTGCGGATAATCCAAAGTGTAAAATTATTATATGCGAAAGATCCCTTGATGCGGATCGAAACATATTCGCAAAAATGTTGTATCATGATGGTATGATTGACTCGATTCATTTCCAAATATACAATCATTTCTTCAATGAATATTCGGAGGACTACGGATTAAGTGGAATTATATATATTGATGCAGACCCGGAGGTGTGCAAATCGCGTATTGATATGAGAGCGCGAAATGGAGAAGCCAATATTAAAACAGATTATTTAAAAAAGTGCAGAGATTTCCATGAAAAGTGGTTGATTCATGGCCAAGACTTAAATGAGGACTGCGATGTTCTCCGAATAAATACAAATACACATGCGACATATGATGATGCAGATACCGAAGATTGTGGTAATCAATGGATAAATCGAATTCGAATGTTTGTAGAAAAATTCATGTAATCATATTCTACGTAATCATATTCATATTCTACGTAATCATATTCATATTCTACGTAATCATATTCATATTCTACGTAATCATATATACATAATATATTATACGTTATATATTATACGTCTTTTTTTATCATTAATTTTTTTCCATTCACATATATATTTCCATCATAAGTTTTATAAAAATCGAAACATTTTATTTCAGCACTAGTTGAATAGATTGGGACAATTTCATTTGATGAAAACGATAGTACCCCAATCATAAGTTGTTTTGATTTTATTTTTGGAATGTTATTTTGTGTTCTATATTCATTCAGCCCTTCTTTCAAAATATATTTCACTTCATTATCTATTCCTTCATGATCATCTGAAATATAGTCAAACATACATTTTCCATAATAAGTCTTAGGATTTTTTCCAACTCGATAAATAAAGGTAATAAATGGCATTATGAATGTATATATCATATATGTAGCCTTTAAGTATTTGATGGTCGAACAAAAGAAAAATCAGTGATAAAGAATATTATCAATTACATTTTTTATGACTCCAGTATCTCTTAGAATTTTCATATCGACGCGACTTTTTCGGATGACAGATACATTTGGAAAAGATTCAAGTATTTCGCATTGAGATATATGATGATGATCATCAATATTTGTAATACTCATATCACCAAATAGAATATATTTTGTAGTCGTATTTGAATTCACAATATCTTTTAAGTTCTCGTATTTTTTATTTACCGGAGTGCTCAACTTCACTTTCGGAATAAAACTGATAACATGGGAAACGTCTGCACATAATGAACCGAATAATATACTTGCATACCCTCCCGCGGATACTCCCATGAAAATGATCTTATTATACTTATGGGAATGAATTTTATGATTCAAATAATCCACTGTATCCTCGATATTATAACTTATGCCCTCAATACCATTATGATAACAGCAGCGACGTGTGTCAATATAAAATAATAAATCACAAACGCCAGTATATATAGAGGATAAATATCGAACAAATTCAAAGGGAGGAATGCCACCCATTTTGAGTGCCATTCCACCAAAGCAACAAATTAGGGTTTTATTTCCACGAATCATACTCAATTCACTAGTACTCATTGTAAAATATATATTATCCTGATAATATATAATTTTATGGTTATTTCAAATAATTCAATAAAAAATTTCGTATCTATTAACGGGGTTTTGATATCGTTAAGCTTTATACAATATCATTGTATCGGATATATTACAGAATATACAAATATTATAGGAGAATTATTTGTTATTTACATTCTGTTTCTGTCGAGAAACTATTTATTATTGAATTGGATTGATTACGGAACTCGTAATAAACGATCTATATCCTATGATATTGAAAATTCTCCCAAAGAAGAATATCCACATGAATTTGATTATTATGTCGCAAAAACTACGGCCATTGAAACCGCGACACACCTAATTGTAAAAACTGCTATATTACTAGATAATCATACCCATTACTACACCGAATTATTGTATTTTATACCGGTTTCGTTTGCGTTTGAAGTAATCTTCGACCTATTTCATTATATGACGCACCGGTTATTACATACCAAATATTTGTATAAATATTCACATAAATTGCATCACACATTCAAATCTCCCACCGCAATCATTTCTTTTTACCAAGATTCACTCGATTTAATTATAACAAACTCCATTCCAACGATCTTAACCTTGCAAATAATGCAAACGGTAAAACATGTATCTTATATGCAGTTTCATTTGCTAATAACATACAAGATGTTTATTGAAATCAGTGGTCATATTGGTAAAAAAATATATCCAACATCGTGTTTTACTCAATGCATATGGTTGCCTAAGCTATTGAATATTGAATTATATACAGAATGCCATGATTTGCATCATTCCTTAACAACTTGTAATTATTCAAAGAGGTTTTCACTTTGGGATAAAATGTTTGGAACATACAAGTCTCCCTATTACTATGACAAAAATGCTATAGACAAAATTATATAACTTATAACAATCCAACCCAACCCAACCCAACCCAACCCAACCCAATCCCAATGATATTTATAACTAATTAAACTTTACTACAATTTTTACTGTTTCTTTTTTAATGCATTTACATGCGGAAATAGAAAGTTCCTCGCGTTTCTTCCGGGTTTTTGCGGTAGATGAGATGGATGGATCATCCGTTGCACTCCGTTTTCGGATAGACGTACTATTTCGCTCGTTCATGTCTCGTTCAATCTCCTCGCGATGTTCTTCAATGTAATCAATAATATTGTTCTCGATTGCCCATTTGAAGAAATTCAGCTGGCCAATCGTGGTTTCCATATCTGTATTATTATCATACGGAATATTAATTCGTTCCCACCGGCAAAAGGGATCAAACCGTTTTTTGGAATACGACTTCAATTTCAATTTGTAATCATTATATACCTTGAAACGCTGTACCTCGGTATATTCTATAGTTCCATCGGAGTGTGTTCTAGGATGAATAAGGGGAATATGAATATCATATACAGTATAATATTTTTTGGCATAATTCGTAACAAACCAATCGACAATTCGAAGAGATATTCTGGATTCTCCGTTGATAATTCTCATCATCTTGTTTAAATTGGAACTATCTTTGTAAAAATGAGTTAGATTCTGCATTAACAACTCATTTTGCGTGTTTGCGCTATTCGGAATATAATAAGACATTTCTATAATATTTGTTCGAGTTAAGGATAAAATCCATTTTGCATTTGTTTTTATGTATATTTTTGTATTGTATATTATGGGATTATGAAAGATAATCAGAATCAATAAAATAGAAAATAAAATAGAAAATACGTTGATTTAGCCTAAGACAAATGATAGACTATCCTATAGAGAAATGACACATGTATTGGATGTTTATCAGTATTCATTTAAAGAAATATTAAATCTGTTTGAATTGGATTACAATATTACCGATGACGATTTGAAACGCGCAAAAAGAAAGGTACTTATGACGCACCCTGATAAATCACGATTGCCTCCCGAATACTTTTTGTTTTACAAGAAAGCATTTGATATTGTTATCGAATATTGTAAAAATAACAATAAACAGAATCAGGCCATTCCCGAAAAATGCACTTACCAAGTGAATGATCGGAACGACGAATCTATTTCGAAACAAATGAAACACGCCATTGATAAAATGGATGCAAACGAATTCCAAACTCGATTTAATCATGCATTTGAACAAACCATGGATCGCCGAATTGATCCAACACGTAATGAATGGTTCTCCAAAGACGATCCCGCCTATACTATTTCTGAAAAAATAACAAAATCAAATATGGGCGCTGCGATTGAAAAGGTGAAGCATGTTCAGCAAAACAATGCCATGGTGAAATATGGCGGCGTCTCCCATATATCGAGTAGTGCAGGAACCAATTACTATGAAGAAATCGATGATTACTCCAACGAATATATGACCTCCGATATATTCAGTAAATTGAAGTTCGACGATATACGCAAGGTGCATAAAGACCAAACGGTGTTTTCGGTAAGCGAGCGCGACTATGAAAATGTGCGAAAATATTCGTCCGTAGATGATTTTACACGATCACGCGATAATATGGATCTTACGCCCTTGGAACGAGCGCGTGCCGAAAAAATATTAGAAGAACAAACTCGTATTCATAACCAAAAATTACACGAAAAAATGCATCGGCTTACTGCAAAAACGGATGAATATGCCAAAAAAACGAATGACGCGATTTCATCCTTTTTGCTATTGAAATAAATTTCCGAATAAAAAATATAGATATACATATTTATATATAGGTATATACGTATCAATGTCGGAACCCAATAAAGCGCGAAAGGCTTCCTTGGAGGATTTTTTCATAGAGGAAGATGGTACAAATAGTTTTGCCCAACATGCTAATAAAATTAACAAAAATTATACCCCGAACGAGGTTGTTATCCAAAAAAATCAACGGGAGTTTGGTCATAAAAAACGCATCAAACCCTGACGCACCGGAACGAAAAGCCAACAACAAATTGTTCCCAAGGGCTTCAAAAAGGGGTTTCGTGGATAAGATGCCTACGCGACATAAAATATAAAAACATAAGAGATGATTGTTGATGTAATAGAATAGCGTGAATGACGAGATTAGTGTATTAGAATAAGCACTTACATTTCTGAGAACGTGTTCAATACAACCATCGATATATATCTACATATAACGAAAAAAGGAAAAACAAGGAAAAGAAAGATGTTTTTGAATAAATAATATTCAAAAACATGGAAAGAAAATCTAATTATTTTTATTTTTCTATTTTTCTATTTTGTCAATGAAAATACCATCGGATTTATAGAAACCTTGGGTTCAGTCTGCGCATTCTTATATTTAGATGGCTTCTGTTGCTGAATATGCTGCATTTTCATTTGCTCTTGTTGTTGTTGTTGTTGAATCATTTGTTGTCGTTGATATTGGAAAAGCCACTCTTTATCTAGATCCGTCATTAGATTCTCATAATTCACAACGCGTTGCTCAATATCACTATATCCTGCACACTGTATAACAGTTGGGGGTATGATCATATACCATCGATCCCGGTTTTGCAGCTGTTTCCAATAAATATCGATCGCATACTCATTCTTTTTGTGGGGGCTTTTCAAAAGGTTTCTTAGACTCTCCTTGAAATTCTGGATAAGAACATCGTAGTAATGGTTTTGTACAATATATCCCGTGGTTGTCTGACAATTATGTACTTGGATGCAAAAATCGCTGGCTTTTCTATAGGGCAATGCATTATTTCCGCCAACAATGACAACATCCCAATCATAATCGGCTTGATAGAATTTCGACAGATTTTTCATAAATACGCCGGGCTCCAAGAAGGTTATGTCGTCCTCGCAAATGAATACGTGTTTCCAATCATTGGCTTTTGCAATCTCCAGACACTTGATATGGCTGATTGTGCAACCAATAGAACCATTGACAGTCTTGTTTGCATTGTATCTTTGGCCATGGACACCGATTTTTTGCAGTTCTGCCATTACGTGTTGTAATCGATCTTGCCGGGTTTCCAAATTAATAACGAGCGTATTTTGTAATAGTTCCATGATATTTTTATTCGATAAATAAATATTATATATTTAATCAATTGTGTTTTTATGTTTGTTTGGGGTGTATTGCATTGCAATATTCTCTATTTATTTCTTAGATTTTCTACTTTTATTTTTTTGTATTCGTTTTTTGTTTGTTTTTCTTTTCGATCCTCTTTTACCACCCTTATTATTTTTATTTTTACATATTCTTTGTAAAACTTGAAATTTCTTGGTTGCAGTTCCAGTGCATCCAGGATTTCTATCCGGATGAAATATTTTTGCCTGTCTAAGATAATCACTTCTAGATGTACAATTTTTGGGATATTTTGATGCAGATGGACAGTTTAAATTCTCTTCCTCAAATAACACAGCTGGTTCTCCAAATCTAACACTTGAAGATCTGGCTTCGCTACTACTATTTGGTTGAGTTGTATTTGCATAATATTCACTGCGTTGATCTTGTCTATATGTTTTTTGTCTATTTTTGCTTTGTTTTCTAGTTTCTTTGGGTGTTTTTTTTCTATGGTCTTTTTGTTGTTTTCGCTGTTTTTCTTCTTCTCTATTTCTTTTTACACCTTTTCTCATTTAAAACGCCCATTATAAACGCTAAAAAAGAAAAATGTAAAATCAATAGTAGGAATTTCACCTACGATGGTCTTACTTTTTCCTGTTCTTCTTTTTTATTATTGGAACAGGTGAAAGACGAAATTTGGAAACATAATGGTCGTTCTTGGGTTTCAATCCAACTTTGCGTTAATTTCATTATGTTTATAGAAGAGTTTGCATCTCTGGTTCTAAATACGATTTTTTTGTTTTCGCAACTCACGCAATCAGAACACATTAACAGACGAAACACTTTCTTCCCTTCCTTATTCTTGTAATATTCCAAATCCTTATTACAATCACAACACTTCTTACTTGTGTTGCATTCATTTATTGTTATTGTATCATACTTTTTATGAATTAATTTCCTTAACCCTTTATTCATCGTAGGCATAAAATATTTCATTTGTGATGACCTACTCCAATTACCATAACCGATTAGGATATTTTCTCCAAAAGTTTCCTTTATTTTATTCAAAAATGTATCTATGCTTTTCTTACCATAACTATATTGACGGAATTTCATTTTTCTCCATGTATCTCGTTTGTAAAATTCTATGGTTTCCTTGTTTAATTTATCCTTTTCAACCAGATACACTTTGAATTTTTCATAATCAACTGATTTACTATTTTGAAACGATAAATGAGTTTCTTTTTCAATAATACCATTTCGTTTTCTTTCCTCTAATAAAATTCGTTGATTTGTTTTTGCTTTACTTTCTCGTTTTCTTTGTGGTGCGGTATATTGTAATTTGTTTCCATGTTTATCCATCATATAAACCAAACTGCGTTTTCCAGGGTCGCAACCTACAATATTTCTTTCTTTCAAAGTGTCTAATTGTTCTTTGGATAAATCTTCAATGTTGTAAAAATCTTGCTCTTGCAAAACAGGGACTCTGCTTCCCCATTTTTTATCCTTCAAATCTTTTCTGATAAACAATAAGCAACAACTAACTCCGTCAGTTTGGATTTGGTTATGAAACTGATAATGTTTATTTTTGAATATTCTATGTTTCAAATTCAGAAAATTACACCATACTTCTTGTTGGTTGTCTTTCACATTACTTAATAATTCCCCCTTTTTCACTTTATTACCATCTTTATCCTTTTCAGGACAAAATAAATTTATCAAACTTGCAGTATCAATAATAATATGTTTTGGAATAATATTGTTTCGTAATGGTAAGGGTTGAAATAATTTACTTTCTTGTTTTTCCAATACAGAGTTCATATACAACATACCATTCAGATAATCAAAAGGTTTTACTTTCACATCATAATAAATTGACTTTTTAACTTCCGTAGGCAAAATATTAGATAAATGAGTGAGTTTCCACTCATTAAATATTTCATCAGTTTCAGTTAATTCCATAAGGTTCTTTTTGAAGTGAAATAATATTGCTTTCTCTTCGGTTATTTCGTTTGTTGTTTTGTTGATAAAGCGTAAAAAGTGTTGAATGAAATGCTCTTGAATGTTATTGGATAAAGAGGTATGTATTTGCGTTGCCAAATAAGGTAATAAAAAGGTAGTATTTTTCAAATTGGTTTTTACATGGTTGAGTAAAGGTTGATATTCTGTTTGGTAAAAACTTTCCAAACATTCTGATAGTTCAACATCGTTTCCTTTTTTTCCTCTATTATCTCTTGAACCTAATGTTTTGATACAATATAAAATGAATGTTTCATTTATGGTTGGTAAAGTTGTTTTATTTATATAACAATTCAAAACATACAACCTAATAAATTGGTAAGTGTGAATAACTAAATTATTCATATCAAATACTAAATTATTAATTATTGGTTGCATCACATCACAATTAAGAAGAATGGTTTTGAGTGGTATTTTGAAACTTTTATAGGCAGACTTCTCATTATTTCTAAATTCGTTGAATCCGTCCTTTGGTTTTTTCTTTTTTACCATTCTATATATTTACTAAAGAAAATAATTTTAAGTAATTTTTTATATAATAAATTTATTACTCCCTAAATATTCTGATTTTCCATTTTTTCTTTTTCTAATTTTTCTTTTCTTTTTTGATATGCTAATTTATTATATTCTTTTCTCTTTTCCTTATCTATAATGGGTTTGTAATTATTTTTTTCTTTGTATTCTTTTACCTTTTTTATGATTTCTTCTTTGTGATTTTGATAGTATTTTTTCATGTTAGAAGGTGCAGTATATTTTTTTAAATGTTCTTTAGTTTCAATTAATTCATTTTTGGTTTTTTCTAATTCTTCTTTTAGTGTGTTTATTTGATTTATAAATTCTTCGTTATTCATTTATGGTAATATAATAAATTATTTTTATATAATTTTAACTATATAAAAATGGGCGTTTTAAATGAGAAAAGGTGTAATTCTTCCTTGGTGTTCTAGTTGTTCTTCATATTTTGTTCTTAACACTGGTATGGCATTTTGTGCGTCATTTACTGCTTTTTGGATATCTTTTTCATTCCAATTCTTAGTTATGTAATCCGAAATATAATTGGCAATTTGTTCATTCGACATACTAGGATTATATGGTGGTATTTGACCACTTCTAATTATTAAATCGGTTGTTGTTGAAAATCCAGATCTCCCCAATTTCAAACTTAACAATTGAAACTCATATAATATTTCTTTATTGCTTTCCATATTCGATATATATTTGATATATACTATCTAAATATTTTACCTTGATTCATCTTAGTTATAGAATAAAAATAAAAATACTATAACTAAAAAACTAATTTATATAAATATAACAATATGACTTACCTAATTAGGGCGAATAATCTCTTATACTGTCAATCCATTGCGATTGATAGCCCTTAATATATTTTTTATCCAAAGAATATCTATATTTTTTATGCGATGATAGAAAACAGAATAAACCTAGCATAATATATATGAGTCCTATCGTATATATTATACGCAACTATTTCTTTATTCCTTGTTTCTAAAGATTATTATGATTATGCAGAGCAGGATACGCAAATTTCATCCTCTTGTCCTTGGCTCTGAGCTGTCGCATTATCATTTGACTTCTTTTCGGGTTCAATTGTGAATTGCTGCGCTTGATGCCTTCCTCGGCGTCGCAAATAATAAATACCTGTCTTCAGTCCCTTGGACCATGCATAGAAATGCATCGAGGTTAGCGTATTGTAATTGGGATCCTGTTGCCACAAATTCAAACTCTGACTCTGGCAAATGTAAATGCCGCGATCCGCCGCCATATCAATAAGATCGCGCATAGGCATCTCCCAAACAGTCCTGTATTTTTCTCTGATTTCAAGCGGAATCGACTCAATCTGCTGAATGCTTCCATTGTTGGCAATGATATTATTCTTCACCTTTTCATTCCACATATCGAGCTTCATTAAATCGTTCATCAAGTACTTGTTTGAAATAATAAACTCGCCCGCCAAGGTTCGACGACTATATATATTGCTTGTTATCGGCTCAATACACTCGTTGAACCCCAAGATTTGCGAGGTGGATGCGGTCGGCATGGGTGCAAGCAATAGCGAATTGCGCAGTCCATGTTTAACAACGCGTTCTTTCAGTTCGGTCCAATTGTATCGATCATTGTTATGCTCCACTCCCCATAAATCGAATTGAAGAAGTCCCTTGCTTGCCGGCGATCCCTTAAATGTCGAATACGGGGATTCTTTCTCTGCAATACTACACGATTCTTCGACGGCGGCATGATAAATCGTCTCAAAAATGTGTTTATTGATTTCGCGCGACTTCTCCGAACCAAAGGAAAGATTCATCATAATGAACACGTCCGCCAGTCCCTGAACTCCAATACCGATCGGTCGATGACGCATATTGCTTCGACGCGTTTTCTCCGTAGGATAGAAATTCACATCAATAATACGATTCAGGTTATAGGCGACAATACGTGTAACTCTGTGGAGATTCTCATAATCGAACGAAGGTGGATTCGTCGTCTTATCCACAAACATCGGGAGCGCAATGCTGGCAAGATTACATACAGCCGTTTCATTATTATCACTGTATTCGATGATCTCGCTGCACAAATTCGAAGATTTAATCGTACCGACATTCTGCTGGTTCGACTTTTTGTTGGATGCATCCTTATACACGATATAGGGAGTTCCCGTCTCCATTTGAGAATCGAGAATTTGGAACCACAGGTCGCGAGCATTCATTGTCTTTCGCCCCTTTCCCGCATTTTCATACGACTCGTATAGGGAAACAAAGGCGTCCCCATATACATCGGCCAATCCAGGACATTCGTCGGGACACATAAGCGTCCATTTACCCCCGGACTTCACGCGCTGCATAAAAAGATCAGGCATCCAGAGCGCGTAAAATAAATCGCGGGCCTTCATTTCCTCGTCTCCGTGATTCTTTCTCATCTGAAGAAAGGCCTCCACGTCTGCATGCCATGGCTCCAAATAAATTGCAAACGAACCGTTGCGTCGGCCACCACCCTGATCTACATATTTCGCTGTATTATTGAATACGCGAAGCATTGGAACAATACCGTTCGAGGTACCATTGGTTTTGCGAATATTACTTCCAGTTGCACGGATATTATGAATATGGAGACCAATTCCACCCGCCCACTTAGAAATCATGGCACAATCTTTGAGCGTGTTATAAATGCCTTCAATGCTATCGTTTTCCATCGCAAGCAAATAACACGAGGATAACTGTGGGTGCGGCGTACCCGCATTAAACAATGTAGGGGTCGCGTGTGTGAAATATTTCTGCGACATATACTGATATGTTTCGACTACTTTGTCCATATTCGATCCATGAATTCCAATGGATACGCGAAGAAACATGTGTTGGGGTCGCTCGAGAGTCCTACCATTGATCTTGATGAGATATGCGCGCTCCAGCGTTTTGAAGCCAAAGTAGTCGATCAGGTAGTCTCGCGAATAGTCGCACAGGGCATCCAAGAACACTGCATTTTTTCTGGTTATATATATGAGTTCATCGCTTACAAGAGGCGATGGATCTCCATTCTTGTCTTTGCAATCATACAACTCTTCCATAACAGAGCTGAAAGATGAACATGTATTTTTATGATGATTGGAAACAATAATTCTCCCGGCCAACACATTATAATCATGATGAATGGATGCCATCGACGCGCATTGTTGTGCAGAGAGTTCGTCGATTTTGGTCGTTGAAATTTTATTATAGAGCTGATCAATAACTTTCATCGCTAGAGTTGTGTAATTGATCTTCAGATTCACCTCTTGTCCAATCGTTTTAATACGATTCAGGATCTTATCAAACGATACGTTTTCGACATTTCCGTTTCTCTTTAAAACGTACATTTCCTCCTCATTTTGAGATTGCGTTTGAACGGACATGGTATAGTTTTTGTCAGTTTCTATTTTTTAACGGTACATTTTTAATTCATTTGATTTATTCATTTATTATTCAAAAATAAAAAATTGAAATATACACATTTCACCATTACACCCTTAACCAACACAAAAGGGCAATCATTACTGACGAACTCGTCTAGTACTGTTGTTATTTTGTTTTTTCTTTATTGTTCTATTTGTCTTATTATAGTATGGGCCTCCTCTGTATTGATACAATTTTTCGTATCGATAGAAACGATGCGTTTTGTCGAGTGTCCGTCTTTTTTGTTTTTTCCAAACAACAACAAAATCGGGAGGAGCGGATTCCTCGGAAATATACACGCAATTATTTTTGCTCCATTTACGCATGGTTTCCCAAAATGCATTGCTGTCGAATTCTCCCGTAGAATATCCCTCCATCGATTTATAGGGAGGATCGCAATAGATTAACATGTTCGATGGATGATAATCCTCATACGATTTATTGTAAAAATACACATTCCCTTTTTGTATTGTTGGCGCTATTTTTTCAATGGAGTGTTTGAATTCTTCCAAATAATTGCGATCACGGTCAGGCCATTTGGGAGAATAACCTGCAAAAAACTTTCCTCCGAAACTAAGGCCGAAGCCGGCGACTGCCTTCATTGCATTGGGAGATTCTGCGTTTTTCAACTCATTGTATTTTTTCTCGCTTATTTGATTGGGTATTTTTAATTTGTCGGATTGAATCTCCTTCCACATTTGAATTAAATCGGGATGAAAATCAGAGGCAATGTATTTTTTATAACCCTTATCCGTCATGTGTTTAAATACGCCGAGAGATCCGCAAAACGGTTCAATATATCCATTCACTGTATCATGCGGGCATTTTTCATTCATATATTCGGCCAACAATTTACCTATACCATGTTTTCCTCCAAGATATTTCATATATATTTATTTATATATATGGCTTCTATTATAATTCGACACTAAATATTGAAGTTATTTCGGCATCTACGATTTCCTTCTCCTTTATAAGATTATATATCTTTTCTTGAATAGAGTTTCTTAATGCAATCAATTCGGCGCCTCTTTGTAAATCCCTTGTATCTCTTGTATCCCTTGCACATTTATTTTCAAATTCCATCTTAGTATGGAAATCCGCGAAATTGAAATCCGGATATTTCGCAATGATATGGTTATATGACCAAGAACTTGTCTGACACATTCGGTAGGTCGGAGTATAGGGTGCTCCAAACCCAATCCCATGTATCCAGTCTTCCCATGTGAATTCTTTAATCCGATTGCTCAAACACAGTATTTGACGATTTGATTCCCATTTCATCTCTGCCGGACGCTGATTCGGCTGCAATATATCTGTAATTTTGTGAATATACACATACTTTTGTCGGAAATAATATGCAAAATAATATCCGATTTTGGAGCTATTTGTGGGAGTATCGTCCCAATACTTGTCTCCAAACTTGTTATAGTTGATCATGGTTGAATGATCATCTCCGCGACAAATAAACGCAATTGTGAATCCGGTCTCCATGATTCTTACGATTCTTACGATTCTTACGATTCTGATATAGACTATAATATACATACTCTAACTATTCAATTTTTTCAGATAGGATCCAACCCATCTCCCTCCCAATCAAATGAAATATATGAAACTGGTTAGAAGTGAATAAAGAATAAAATAAAATGAATGAAAGGAGCAAGATGGAAAATAAAAACAATGATATCGGGAGATTATGTAGATATACAGAAGATCATATATACATGTATCCGTCTATATTAAGAGATGCGTGTATATATGGGAGATTACCCCTTATCCAAAAACTATTACAAGACCCAAACATATTATCCGATGTTCGAGAGGATTATATTCAAACATACATTACCTATTCATTTTGGAAAGATTTTTGTAAGGAAGTGCCTGTCTATAATGATATAGTAGAGGTTCAAAATACTCGTATTTATATTGCAAATATATTGTTGGACATGTATCCTGATACGATGCTACATTCTGCGACGATGATGAAATATACTATTGATAAATATTATGAAATTGCATATGAAAATGGACTGTACTTGCTTGCCGAATATATATTTATATTCTGTAATATACATCGCATCAAAATAAAGATGGATTCTTTTGATAAAACGTTTATATGTGCATGTGAAAATAATATTATGAATTTAGTTCAGCTTTATTGTAAGAAGAATCCTTACAGATACAGTATTATTCAGTGTAGTAGTAAAGATATTGATTCCGAAGATTGTATAATAGCTATACCTGAGAAATCTGGATCTCCCAAATACGGAATAATTCGATCTTTTCGCAATGAACAATGGGAGAAAAAGCGATTGATTTTGTATAAGTTGCATTATGAAAATGTTCCTGGGATAAAAAATCTCCCGATCGATGTTATTCGGTATATGTTTTCTTATATGGAATAACCATAAATAAATTGTAGAGAAGAGGGTGAATATTGATATTGATATCAATATCCATCCAAATATGAAATAATAAAGTTATTTTTCATTTTACACATTGGGAGATAAAATACATATAAAAAGTATTATAGCATTTCCATAAAGAAATAAATATTTTGTTCAAAAAAGTATGAACAAAAAAAATACAGAGTTAAACAAAAGATTTATATCTTTGCACACAACATCTGAACCCAATACGAATAATACGAATACAACTACAACCAATACCAATACCAATACGACTGCAACCAATACCAACTTAATAACAACAACCAATCAGACAACTACAAAAGCAAACGCAATAACAAATACGATTGATGAAAAACATAGGGAAATGTTAGACCAATTTCATGAAATAGAAACAGTTATGATTCCTAACCTCATAAATGAACGCGAAGAATTAAAGGTTTCTATGAAAAAATGGAAGGAAGAATCCCAGATCGAAAAATATATGGATGCCAAAGATAGTATCCAGACGATCAATGCGTCAATAAAACGATTGAGGAACGAACGGAAAAAATATTTACTCAACAATTCAAAATATGTATTCCAATATTTTGAAGATATGAAAAAGATATCCAGCGGGGCCAATAATCAAAATGTAAATAAATTGAACTCATTTTTCAAAATCAAGGATCCCTCGGAAAATGAAATACAACCGGTGAAGGAAAGCTATCGGAATGCTTATCAGAATTATTGGAAAAACATGCGCAACGATATTGCAAACATACAAGACTATATTGTTCCCTCCGACATATGCGAATCATGCAATGAGGGAGAAATGATACCCCAAGACGAAGAGGGGATCCTCATTTGCAATAATCCACAATGCGGTAAATTTATAACCTATATTGTGGATAGCTCCAAGCCTACCAGCAAAGAGCCGCCGATTGAGGTATCTTATACTGCATACATCCGATTAAACCACTTCAAGGAGATTCTTTCCCAGTTCCAAGCAAAGGAGACTACTCAAATACCGCCCGAGGTTATCGAGGCCATCCGCAACCGTATTAAAAAGGAACGCATTGTGGATATGTCCGTCATCGATTATGACAAGATGCGTGAAATTCTCCGCAAACTCGGGTTAAACAAGTATTTTGAACATATTCAATACATCAATTCTATATTTGGAATCAAACCTCCGATTATGAGCGAGGAGTTGCATGAAACCTTGTGCGTGCTGTTTATTGAGATCCAAAAGCCGTGGGCCATTCATTGTCCTCCGAATCGAACCAATTTTTTCAATTATACCTATACCTTGTATCAATTATGCGTTCTACTTGGGCAAACGCAATATCTCCCGTATATTCCGTTATTAAAAGACCGGACCAAACAGTTGGAGCAAGACATGATATGGAAAAAGGTGTGCGATTCTCTCGGTTGGATGTTCATAGGAACTATATAATATATAATCTCCTGAAATCTATTTTTATAAATAAAATTTATAAAAATCTCTGTTTGTTTGTTTGTTTGTTTGTTTGTTTGTTTGTTTGTTTGTTTGTTTGTTTGAATTTCCATTATAATCGCTTGAATATTTTTTTACCTGAATTAGGATCAAACCCAACGTTTGAGTTGTAAAAATATTTATAATCGCGGTCCCTGGAAATATAATAGCAATGATCTGTTTGAATAGGTAGATTCAAAGATAAACAGAAAAAACAGCTATCTGCAAGAATCAAATATTTCGAATGAATGATAATATCCATGTAATAAAGGAGTGGTTTATGCACAAATTGTTCAGCAATACTGTATAATTCGGGATCGTCCTCCTTATTATATATATTTTTATCTGGGTTAATAACAATCATTTTACTATTACTTGAAGATTGATGAATATTTAATTTCGCCAATATCTCTTTGTCATTAAAAATGATTCCCGTGCTTGCATGATTATGAACAAATACGATTTCGTAGTCTTTAACCATGCTATACATCTCTTTGGATTCAACGCATTGATTATTCAAGTGATAATAACTCCAAAAGTATTCAGGATTTATATTCAGATCTTTGTAAAAATTAAAAGGCAACATATCCATGGGAGAATGGGGTTTGTTGAATAAGTGATATCCACACAAATAAGTATCCATGCCCTGCGTTATTTCTATAAATTTTTCTCTGCTGCATCCGAAATTTGGACTTATATATTCGTCATTTTCAAAGGATATAATCTTGATATCAGGATCATCACTGTAAAACATTTCAACATTATGCCTGTATTTGTTTTTGCAAACAACATACACCTCGTCGTATTGCGTAGAAAGATATCGAACTGCGCCTATGCTTGTAATATTGTCTCCCAGGCCCAAATGCGTTAATACAAAGGCTTTCTTCGGATTGTATCCTTTCTGTTCCTTGAAATCAGAATTACATAGATTGTTTATTTTCCTTTTCACGCGAAAACGTCTGTCATTTTCATCAATTATTTTTAAACACAAATTATTTTTTTCGTCATTGTTATTTGAGTATCGGAATTCGTCTTGCATTTCCCAAATGATTTTATTGATAGAAAGCAAAATACGGTAATAATATTCATGTTTAACAATGTAATGTTCTAGTTCCTTAAATAACATATTAAATTCCTTCTCCACAAATTGCAGCCGTTCATCCTTGATTTTTTGTTTTTTGATATCCAATATAGTTAATTTATCGATGGCTTCTCCCAAGGATACTTCTAACAAAGGGGATTTCACCAATTTCAGCGTATAATAACTACGATTTGTTGTATCCACATTGATTATTTTAAAATTACATTTCAAATACAAATTCAACGCTCTCCAATTATCAATATCCACTGTTAATTTAACATTTTCAATACGATGTTTTTGTATATGATCCAATAAATATTGGAATACCTGTTTCCCGTATCCATTGCCTTGGTATTCTTCCAATACACATATTCCTACCCAGTTTGTGTTATTATCCCTATCATAATCAATATGGCCATAGGATATGGGTATTTCAGTATTATAACCATTACATACGGTTCCGACAATGGTTAATTTGTGGTTTGCAATCGCATCTATCGAGCGTTTTTCAAAATATCTGAATTGCTTGGGGATATTCGCTTGTAAAAAAGATTCAAGCAATTCTTTATTATCGTGAATAATATGTATATTCATTGGTCTCGTCTCAATGCATAGTGTGATAATTAATATATATTTATATGAAAATGTATAAATATATATTTGAGATGATTGTATAAAATGATACCGGTTTATAAACCTTATTTATCGAAATATAAAGGTCTTGCAATCAATGCAATTAATGATGAATGGATAAGTAATCATGGAATTTATGTTGAAAATGCTTCCAATAAATTAAAACATATTATTGGAACAAAACATTGCATTTTAATGAATAATGGAACCTCAGCGACTCAAAGCTTACTGTATGCATTAAAATTTAAATATCCACATATTCATAAAATATATGTCCCCAACAATGTATTTATTGCTCCTGTGAATTGTGTTATGAATATTTATGATGCTTCACAAGTCGAAGTTATGAAAATAAATGATAAAACATTAAACATAGATACCTCCGAAGAATACATAAAAACGCTTGAACCCAATTCTGCGGTACTGATTGTTCATAATTTGGGGAATATAATCAATGTACCAAGATTGCAGCGTCTAAGACCGGATTTGATATTTATTGAGGACAATTGCGAGGGTATTTTTGGTAAATATGAAGGTAAGTACAGTGGTACAGTCAGCTTGTGTAGTGCCCTATCTTTTTATGGAAACAAAACCATAACAACGGGAGAGGGCGGGGCTTTTCTAACAAATGATACGGAAATCTATAATTATATTTTAAAATTATATAGCCATGGAATGACTGACAAGCGATACATACACGATGTTATTGGACATAACTATCGAATGACAAACATACAGGCAGCCTTTTTATATGAGCAGTTAAATGATATTGATCACATTTTAAATAAAAAGGCACAGATTTTTCAAAATTATAAAAAGATTATCAATGAAAACAGATCGAAATTCAATAATCGATTGATCGAAATCGAACAAGAAGAGAACACGAAAGTATCCAAATGGATGTATTGTATAATTATTAAAGATATTGATTATGATGAACTTGACAATTATATGACGACAAATGGAATCAGTATTCGTCCCTTTTTTTATGATTTAAGACGACATGCCCATTTGAAAGATTTGAATTATAAATATCCGAATCTAGATATATTTAATTACGGTGTTTTTTTACCTTCCTATCCAGAATTAACCTATGAAAATCAACTATACATTATAAATATCATTACAAAATACATAAATCTCCCTAGATAAGAATAATAAATACAAAATTACAAATAGAATAAAACATATATATGAAAGTATTTCATATATATGCATGCGAAATGAATGATGAACAAGAACATTTGGAACATGATGAATACCAACTGGAGGACGCAGATATAAAGACCATTTTTTTACCCGAAACATCTCTCCAACCAAAAAAATCCAGGAAAAAGAAACAAAAGGATCATGAAGAAAAGAATCAAGAAGAAGAAGAAGATGTATATATACAGGAAATAGAGGAACCCGCAAAAGAACGTAAAAAACGCGCGATTACACAACTAAAAAAATGGGAGACGATGCAACTGTATCTTTCTCGAGACGAACAATACAATATATTGTTGGAAATACAGAAGAAGTCATTAAAACGTGAATCTATATGGATGCTGCAAGAGATTAATAAAAAAATACATGGATACAAGTGTCAGGATATCGAAAAAAACTTATATTCTCCCAACGAATTTGTGGATACATCTTATGTGGTGCGTTTATTAGTCATGTCAAATTTAAAATGTTATTACTGCAATGAAGATATGTTTGTATTATATGAGGAAGTTCGAAATCCAAAACAGTGGTCTTTGGAGCGGATTGATAACCACTATGGACATAATAAAGAAAATGTAGAAATCTCCTGTTTAAGTTGCAATTTGAAAAGAAAAACAATGTATCATGAACGGTTTCTATTCACCAAACGACTCGGAAATATAGTCAAGGTCGATGGTTGATCATAGTTATACTATCAGATGCGCTATTTTATAGTATAGATTATTTCCTTCAAATTTCAAACAGGTTTTCAGCATTAAATATCTCCCGTATTTATCGTTAATTTTATTGCAAAACGATTGCTTATCCCCGTAAAGGAGGTATGCCTTTGTCTGTTTATAAAGGTCTTCGGGTATATGATCTAATATAAACTGATCAGTTAATATTCCATAGGATGTAATAGGTATATATATAATGGGATCAGATCTATTGGAGTCAGAAGTATCCATATTATATTATAAATATATATATAATATAATCGAGAAAAGTGTATGAAATCATAAAAAAGATTTGATGTTAGATACTAGATTGTATATTGTATGATATGATAATACTAGATACTAGATTGTATGATAATTCTTTTTTTATTTGTTTTTTTATTTGAACGCGACACGACGATACATGGCACCTCTAATCGAATGATATTATAGACCCATATTATAGTCGTCATCGCATACCGTCATTTCCTTTTGTTTGATATATTCAATGTTGTTCTTGATTTCAATTTCGGATTTCGAACACTTGTCCCCCTCTTGAGTCTCCAAGCCAAACATTTTTTGTATCTCGGTAGATTTGTCTGTCATCTTCGAGGATACCGCCGACAGTTTCGTCATTTCATTCATGTCCAATACCACATTGAATGCATTTGTTCCATAGTATCCGAATTGACCAGTCATTACCGCGGCAGATACGCCTCTCATGTGATCGAATTCGCCATGTCGAGCTGCGCTCAGTAATACCTCAGTATGGACCTCAAACGTCGATTTGCTGATGGGACCAATGTCGTCGTTCAGAATACCTGATCGGAATATGGATACCATGTGTTGAGTGGATGTCATACGATCGCACAAGAGACTCAGGTGATGATAATTCACATACACATCTGCGAATTCCATAACCTCCGACAACTCATTGTATATAATTTGGCGCGCTGCCTCGATTCCAAGTACATCGAATACTTCCTTGATATCATTGCAGTAGGTGCGGGTGCTATCAATGAAATCGAGTGCAAGTGTATCCAATAGATTGGTTCCCGTGGTATCAAGTACCCAGGTATCCTTTCGTTGGAACTTTCCGTCCTCGAGAATCGTGGTGTTTTGTAGCTTGCGAGGTAGAACATTGGTGATTCCATTTACACCTCGCAACACAATATTGTTCAACATTGCATCTTGGAAATTCTTGAGCAAATAGATTTCGTCGGTCGCTTGGGCTTTCTTCTTATCAAAGATGCTTCCTCGCGTGCGAATACGGAATACCAGTTTATCCATATTGTAATCAGAATATACGCAGTCAATGTCGTCGCCGTAGGCACTGTTTTTGATTGCAAAATGGATATCATCCATGGTAATATTCTTGTCTAATAGGACCTCGGGATCTACCTCCATACGAATAATCCACTTCGACTTTGTTTGACCGCTCTGCTTATGTCCGGCACATTCGGAAATCATATTCTCGAATTCATAGAATTGCTCCAAAAGGAGTTTATCCTCCTCGATAACGGTGGTCTTCTCATAGGGATCGAAACATATTTGCACACTTTTCACCAAATCAATAAGCTTGGTATGTTCCATCATGTTTGCAAACTTCACCGCCTTTTCCTGTTCCTGTTCATCAAACGATTTCAAATGCACAGTTAATGACGGGTTCTTTGGATTCTTGGTTAAACGAAGGATCTCCTCAATGCGAGGAACACCGCGAGTAACATTCGATTTGGACGCAACACCACTTAAATGGAAAGTGTTCAAAGTAAGCTGTGTTGTCGGTTCTCCAATCGACTGTGCGGCGACAACACCCACCATTTCACCCGGATGAACAATCGCCTGTTTATATCTCAGCAAGATGGTCTCAAGCAGTAGCTGGAGACCCCTTCTGTGAAAACGCTTATTTACAAGCAAATCTCTGGGGGTCAAATAGAACTTGTACATGATTTCAAACAAAGGGGTCGGCTGCACATAATAGACCTGCATGATTTTTTCATAATACGACTCTATCATCTTAAACGCATCCAGAGGAGTAATATCCACCACCGAATTTGCGTTCAATCCAAGCTGGCCCTGGATATTAATAATGATATTCTGGAATGAAACCGGCATTTTGATCGAACTGTCGTTTTTGTTTTTGAATATCTTCTTTACAATTTCGTCGCGAGAACGGATCATATCTGAAATATACTTTGCGCATTTCGTCTTGCATTCGTTTCTCTCGCGCTTCATGGCAGTAATAACATCCTTCGTGTATATTTCCAGCAAATTATTGTCGTAATCATTGAGTCCAATGATTTCGTAATGCATGTATATGTCTTCAATGCTCATCTCGACCAACGGAATATATTGGTTCTCTACCTTGATGGTATCGAATCCATCGTCGCCGTATGCAAACTGCACGATTTTTCCCTTACTGTTTCTTACCGTCATGTCATACTCGACTTTCAGATCCTCAAGACCCTTTACTAGACGACGTTGAATATAACCGGTTTGCGCGGTCTTCACTGCAGTATCAATAAGACCAATACGACCACCCATCGCATGGAAGAACAGCTCAGGCGCCGTTAATCCGGAAATATAGGAGCTCTCTACGAATCCACGTGCTGCGGGAGAGTCGTCGAATTTCGAGTAGTGAGGCAATGTGCGGCTATCAAACCCATAGGGAATTCGCTTGCCATCGACGTTTTGCTGTCCAAGACAAGAAATCATTTGTGAAATATTGATAAGGGAACCCTTGGACCCGGAATTCACAATCATAAGGAAACGATTATTCTTGCTGAGACTCTTGCGACCAATTTTACCGGCCTCTTCATTCGCCTTATTCAGCAAGTTATTCACACGCATCTCGAATTCTGTCTTATCATTCGCAGCAGTAATGTTCTTGAAAATACCGAGGTGTAGCTGGTCAATGACTTTTTGCACCTCCATTTTCTTATCCGTAATGGTCTGAATAATCTTTTCGTTTGTAGCGCGATCGGCAATCAAATCGCTAATACCTACACTGAATGAACTTGTTTTCATGTATTCAGTAATAATATTTTGAAGATCGTCGATGAAATTCGATCCCGCCATTGCACCGAAATCATTATACACGCGGTGCAACATACCCTTTGTACTGCTGCCGATCGCGGACTTCTCGAGCTGACCGCGAATATATTCGCCATTTCGGATCTCCAATACATTGTTGGAACTAGAATAGTCTTCTCCCTCCTCATACAGTTTTGTCTTATATTTCATAGTTAGTGGGGGCATAATCTGCGACATAATGTCGAAACTTGTTAATTCGTTTTGCTTTTCATTGAGTTTATCGACATTCACATGTTTATATGACATGAGTAGATTCATCGCATGTTTATGCGAGATCTTTACGCCCGGACGCGTGAAACGGTATGACCCCAACATGGAATCCTGGTAGATGCCAATAATAGGTGCATTTCCAGCGGGACTAATGATCTGGTAGGGGATCGCCGCCAAGTTCTTCAATTCTGTTTCGGCCAACACATTCTGTGGCATATGCATATTCATTTCGTCTCCCGACGATACTCCCAGCGGTTTCCCGTAGGGTCGGACTGTATCTTAAGCAAGCTCCGGATGGCTAATCCTTCATAGCTAACCAACACCCGTTCAGTCTCTGAATGCCCTCCATATCCTACCATGTATCTATGATACGCGGACTTAGGAGGTAGCACTGCGGATTACCCAATCCTCCACATTATTACCATACCCGAGATCTAATCTCGGCCATTTGTTAGTTTCCTATACAAACTTGGTAGTGGTTCTCTAGTTTATTAAACTAGATAGGCTCTAAGGGACTTCCCGAACAACAAGGTGTTTCGCTAAATGATTCTTCAAGTTTTTTATAAATTCGAATGCATTTTCTTTACTTTTTTCCAAAGGAATATGGACACCACCAAAATCAGCTTTACACTTTTCAATATACACATACCAACCGTATTGGATACCTTCTCGGATTAAAGGCCTAACATATTTTTCGATATCATCATCGATCTTTGTTATGCTTTTGAACCTTTCCGATTTTTTGTCTTTGAAATAATTTACTACACCATCAGACACACGCCTCTTACTCTCATCACTATGAGTAAATACACTACCTCCATTCTTTAGATTATACCCATTTGGATACAAACTATTGAACTCTTTGATGTAGTGTGTTTCTCTTTCATCAGCACTCTCTATTTCACAATATTCAATTAGTTCAACCACAAAATCATTAACACCATATTTGCGTATGGCATTATTTAAATAGTGTGATTGGTTCTTTTTGGTTGAGAATGCTTCTGAAATATGACATCGAAATCGGCCTTCATGTCCGTATGGTCTATATCTTTTATGATTTAATATATGAGAAACCGCTTGTCCTACATATATTTTACCATTTGAGATATTTGTAATTTTATATATTTCGCAATATCGATTGGTTGGATCATCCAATATTTCTTTTGATAGTCTTTGGTATTTTGATGGTTCCATTTCTTTATATATTCTTTCGAATTTTCTTTTTATATTATTGTTGAAGAATTATTTAACTATGGGGTATCACGCTTTTAACGCCCCATGTTTTCGACAGAGATTTTATCGAAGTCAGCATTGTATGGTCTTGTTACTGCAACGTTCAAGCGAAATGAATCGCCTCGCGGCATGATTTTTACTAGATGACACATCATCGAGGGTCTATGCAAACTGGGTTGTCGATTAAACAACACTGCATCTCCATTCATCATGTGTCTATGAACAATATCTCCATTTTCAAGAACAATTGAGTTGCGATCGACATAACGCAATGAAATATTCTCGCCATTTTTGCGCTCCAAAATCTTCGCACCGGGATGAGTATCGGGTCCGTTCTGCACCAGTTTGAGCAAGAAATCGCGATTGCGGTCATTCACCATAACGGGTTTGGTAATATTCATGGCAATCTTCATAGGAACACCGAGCTCTCGAATCGACAAACTAGGATCACCTGTAATAACAGAACGCGCACTAAAATCGACACGCTTTCCCATAAGATTACCACGAATACGTCCGTTTTTGCTATTCAGACGACCCATAATACACTGAAAGGGACGACCAGAACGCTGCGCCATCGGATCCGATCCCTTCACCTTATTATTCACAATCATCGCGACATAGTATTGGAGCATGGTGGATAATCCCTCAATCGCGATTGTCTGCGCATTTTCACGAATCTTATTCATGAGCTCCTTATTTGTCTTGATAATGTTGAAATAAATCTGGGTTAAATCGTCCTCACTGCGCTGCTGAGCATCATGTTTTACAGACGGACGGACCGCTGGCGGCGCAATCGGAAGCACCTGACAAATCATCCATTCGGGACGAGACCATATAGGATTGAATCCCATGAAATTCACGTCTTCATCCGATATTCGTTTGAATATTTTCAATATGAGTTCGGGAGTTAGACGAATCTTGAGTTTATTCGCAGTCTCCGATTTATCGGATCCGGCACCTGTTGATGCGACGGTTATTTTCTCCCAGATTGCATATATTTTGGCCATATCCTCCAACTTGATCTTCGTCGGCTGCTGGCAGCCACATCCATCCTCCGTTTCATCGCCGCATCGTTTCACCTTGGACGCCAAATTATACACATATTCCCAGCGCTGCTCGTGTGGATAAGTAATAACATGTTTATGTTGGTTTTTATTAATAAGTAGCTTGCTGCATTTGTAGCATACGCATTTGCACACTTTCATGATTTCTTTGAGATGTTGAATAAAGAATACGGGTCGAGCAAGTTCTACATGTCCAAAGTAGCCAGGGGTATCAATATACGTTAGTCCATCCGTAGGACAAATCATACCTGGCTCCAATACGCCCATACGCGGGTCAAATAGACCACCGGGTACAGGTTTGTTATTAATATATGTATCTCTGGACGTAATCTCTACCACGGAATTTCGTCGAATTTCTTCGGGAGAAAGCATACTAAACTGAATACCTACGATTTTCGACGCATTCATCTTGGAAGATTGTTGTCTGGACATTATAAATAATTGAATAGATTACGATATATGATAGATGCATATTTTTTATCGTTTAATTCAATTTTTTGAGTATTTGATTGTTTCATTATGTTCTCGATTGTACGAATCGTCAATCTTATAGATCGTCGATCTTAAAAAAGGATATAAACACAATTGTAGAAAAACATATACCCATCCGTATTATTAAATATTATTATCATGTCGCCAAAGTATGATGCTAAATCCAAGAAAACGTTGTTGAGACGAAAGAAGTGTCCAGATCCATCATCGAGTAGTAGTAGTAGTAGTGAAAGTGATAGTAATGAAAGTGAAACGGAATACTCTACTGTAGATGAAAGTCAGGATACTTCTGAAAGCAGTCAGTATGTTTCTCCTACAAAAGAACGACGGAATCGTAAATATGTTATCAATAGCGATAGAGAAGAGGACAGTTATGAAAGCGATTTTGTGGATAAGAATGATTCTGGAAAAGAGGGAGCTCTTTCAGAAAATGAAATAAGAAAGCAAATTGCAAAGATGTTTCCATCCAAATACATGTCTGATAAATTGAAAAAGAGCGTAAATAAGCCGAAGAAGTCTAAAAAACGCGGCACTGTATCAAGTACTAGTAGCAGTAATACAAATGATTCAGAGAACACATCCACAGACAGTAGTTATGAAAAGGAGAAGACGAAGCGCAGAAACTCCCGCCGAAAGAGTAAAAGGTCGAAATTAGCATCAAAGAAGCGTACAAAGAAATCAAAGAAGAACAAAAAGCATATATCGTCCAGCGAAGAATCCGAGGAGGAGGACGAGGAGTCAGATGACTTTGAAATTGAAGAGAGCGATGAGGAATTTGAATCATCGCAAAATACATCGGAGGATGAGGATGATGACGACGAGGACGAGGACGATCCCGACTACGATGAAGATGATGATGATGCCGATATCGATAATCAGAAGCTAAATATCTTTTTGACGATTGGTGGTGGCGGGATTGCTGGTATGGATGCCGAGGATGAATTTAATGCGGAAAATGAAAGTGATGATAATGACGATGAATGTGGCAGTGATGCGGAGAAAACGTTTATGAAGGAGAATTACCAAGAGGTATTGATTCCTGACGAAACAAAGGATTCGACCGACGGTTCTAAGAACGAAAAGAAGACAAAAAACAAGAAGAGTAAGAATAAAAAGGATGTTTCTGCAAAAAAAGAGAATGAGGTTATTAAAGATAAAGAGCCAACCGACATTGAAAAGGAGTATTTGGAATTATTGGATCTTAAGAAACATTTAAATGAGAAACTTCAGAAAAACACAAAAAGCAAGATTCTAAGAAACGCGATTAAAGAATGCAATATGTCGATCCGTAAATTGATCAAGAATGCCAGATCCGAAAATACAAAGATGTATTATGAAATGACCCGTCCCGACAAGAAACGAACGAATGAGATTGACTATTTCAAAAAGAAGCTCTCGAATAAAGAGCAGCTGAAAATCATGAAAGACTTGAAGGAAATCAATCAGCATATCAATATTGAAAAGCCCTACCGTCTTTCGCTTCTTCAGTCGAAAATTCCTGCTAAATTCAAGGCCGTCGCAATGCACAAACTAAACATGCTGCGAAATATGGAACCCGGAGATCCGGAATATCACAAGGTGAAGAACTGGGTGGATACATTCATGAAGATCCCCTTTGGCACATACAAGAATCTGTCTATAAACATCAATGACGGAATCGATAAGTGCAGTGAATTTTTGGAGGGAGCAAAGAAGACGCTCGATGATTGTGTATTTGGACTGGATGATGCCAAGTTGCAAATCATGCAAATGTTGGGTCAATGGATCGCTAATCCGGCTGCGCTCGGTACTGCAATTGCAATCAAAGGTGCCATGGGAACCGGCAAGACGACTCTTGTGAAGGAGGGTATTAGTAAGATTCTTGGACGCGAATTTGCGTTTATTGCACTTGGTGGGGCAAGTGATAGTAGTTTCCTGGAGGGTCATTCATATACCTATGAGGGAAGTACCTGGGGTAAGATCGTACAGATCCTGATTGATAGTAAGTGTATGAATCCAGTAATCTATTTCGATGAGTTGGATAAGATTAGTGATACGCCGAAGGGTCAGGAGATTGTGGGCATTCTTACCCATTTAACGGATACATCGCAAAACAGTCAATTTCACGACAAGTATTTTTCAGAGATTGATTTTGATTTGAGCAAGTGTCTCTTTATTTTCAGTTATAACGACGAGAATCTGGTGAATCCCATTCTCAGGGACCGTATGTACCGTATTCAAACCAAGGGGTATGATTCCAAGGAAAAGACGGTTATTACAAAGAACTATTTGTTGCCGAAGATTTGTGAGCAAGTCGGGTTCAAATCAGAGGACATTATTTTACCCGAAGATACCATTCAGTATATTGTATCCAACAGTAAATTCACAAAATCCGAGGAGGGAGTCCGAAACTTGAAGCGATGTATAGAGATTATTTACACGAAATTGAATTTGTTTCGTCTTATGAAGCCGAATAATGCCCTATTGAAGCAGCACATGCAAATGGATGTGCAATTTCCATTCACGGTTCTTCGAAAACATGTAGATATATTGATTAAGAGCGACGAGTATCAGAACCAGAGTTTTCTGGCAATGTATGTATAAATAAAATGAAAGCGTGAAATAGAACCATGAATAATAATACACTATTATGTATTATTATTTCTTGATTTCATAAGTCTGCGTGGTCTATGTCTCTCTTTTTCGTCTGGTCTGACGAAGCTTCTTTTTTCCTCCAATTTTCTGCCGTTTAGTGGATCTGTATGTTCGCGGCGATACAGATGCAATCCTCTTTTTACTTTTCTTGGGACTTGATCTTGGTAATGATGATGTAGAAGATGTAGAAGGAGTCTCCCTTTTACGTTTCTCATGACTTGGGATTGCAGAAGTATCGGTCTCAGGAGGTTTATTACTATCATTCGAAATAGTTAATTTACTAAAACCGACATCTATACCTAAGAGACCTACGTTTTCGTCTTCTGAAACAAAAAACTGTCGCAGTTTCGACGACAAGTTTTCACCATTATAGATGATATCTCCCGAGCTTAATCCGAAAAAAACCTTTTCTGTATCTTTTGTAATATTACGAATTTTTATCATATCATAGTATTGCTCTCCTAACATAGAATAGGCTACTAGAATAAGAGCAATATAGATATCCTCTAACTCGATCTCCGGCATTGCATGTTTCAATTTTGATCCCATTTCCAATAAAAAATTCCGCAAATAACGAGAACAGCAAATATATATGTTATCCTTGTCCTTTTTCATATTTGCATATGCTCTTTGTAATTGTTTTTCTGAGTTAAAATATTGGTTTAAACGATTTTTCAAAATATTTTTTTCATAAGGAGTTATATTTTCTTTCAGTTTCTCATTCAATATATGAATTTTTTCGTTAATTTTACGAAAATCATTTTGAAAGTGTTTCAATTGCTCATTTATTTTTTCACGAACATAATTCGCATGCGCGGTTTCGATATCTTTAAATAGGGATACATCTTTATCTACGATACTGTTGCTCTTGTCCATGTTATATTATATATATTACATAATACAATATATGCAAGGATATGATCAATAAACCAAAATAATCTAAATCCGTATTATCTTCTATTTACCCTGGATTTTTTATTTTGACGGGTTTTCGACTTGCGCTTGATGCGACGACGGCGTGTTTTTCCACCCGACGAAGTAGTTTGACGCCGATCATCGTCATCTACGGAACGTGTTAGAATATCTTCATAAATGGAAAGGGCGGCATCATCCGCGGCGAACGAAATCGGTTTATTTTTAAATATTTCTGTAAATATTTTCTGAATGGAGTGATAAATAATGTTTTCGGAAGCAGGTAGGTCTAAATAGGCGCGCAAGATAGAAATATCTACACGATCATTTTGAGTGCCAATATACAATTCCATTTGTTTTTGAATCATCGGAAAAATATGTTTTGTCAAAAACTCATCCACTGTTTTCGCAAGCATTTGATCATTGTTCATGATTTCTTGAAATGATTCCTTCACAATATAGGCAATATCGCTATTCACTTTCTGTTTATCTAAATCCATAGGAAACCGGTTAGGAAACCAGTTTGCGATTTCATGAATATGTGGAATGGTTATATCAAGCGACGACGACTCGTCTTTTTCTTTTTCTTTTGTTTCTTCTTTTGTTTCTTCTCCGCCTCCAATCAATATTTGCTGTTTATAGAGTTCAATATCGAGTTCATCTAATTCTTTTTTTAATCCTTTTAAAATACTAGTTGTATAGTCATCCATATTTTGAACATTCGAGTTTGCATTTATAATACTCTGTTTTATTGCAGAAATAATAAGATACTTGTGTTTTATAAATATTTGTCTTAGGATCGTATATTGCACGTAGGATTTATTTATTTTATTAAAGAATTCTTTCATTTGCGAGAAAAGAGTATCTTGGATAAACTTTTGCAATTCAATTTTATTGACTTTCGTTAAATTTAATTTCAAATAGGAATCAAGTGCTTTTTTGAATTCACTTATAATATGATCTTTTTGATCCATAATCAGTTTTCGATACACTTTTCGTATTTCATCTTTCCTTTCCTCCGTAGTAAGTTCGGGAGGTTTGCATGAAGACTCGTTTGGTTGAACATCCGGGTCAGATGAAGATGCATTTGTAGGAGAAGAAGATGCTGCTGCATTTTTAACAGACGATGCAGCTGCACTCGCTAAACTTGGTACTACTCCGCTTGCTAAAAAATTCATAAAATATGTTTGTTTATATATAGATATATTTTTATGTCTCGGCGCGAATTATCACTTCTATGTATGCAATATCTTCGTTTGATTTCCAAAATTTCGAAAAATTGATTGTGTTTAATTCATAAATTTCATGTCTATTAAGGATACAAAAGATATAAAATGATGTTAATACAGGAACATGAGGACAATCATAATTGTCAAATGAACGAAGCTCAGCAAATACAAGATTTGCACAAACCTATTTTATCTGTAAATAAAACAAAAAAGAAGAAGAAGACCTTATCTATAAATCAAAAGGCGAAGTTATGGAAGATTTTCGAGAATGACAAAAAGGAGGTAGAATGCATATACGACAAAAACGACGATAAAAATCATTCTAGAATAGAAACCGATTTATGCAATATATGTCATTCAACGTTGATGATCATGGATGATGGGTTCCCGACATGCACCAATGTAGAATGCAGCGTTATTTACACAAACACCCTCGATTATTCCCCCGAATGGCGATTTTTCGGCGCAGACGATAAGGGTGGAAACGACCCTACGCGATGTGGAAACCCCATCAATCCCCTTTTAGTCGAATCCTCATATGGATGTAAAGTGCTGTGTTCATCCAAATCCTCGTATGAAATGAAAAAGATCCGCAAATGGACCGAGTGGCAGTCGATGCCTCATAAAGAAAAGTCTCTTTACGAAGAGTTCCAGTTTATTACGATCATGGCGCAAAATTCCGGAATACCCAAAATATTTATCGATGAGGCAATGGCGATTCACAAGGACATTTCCGAACAAAAAATGTTTCGAGGTCTCAATCGCGACGGTATTAAAGCCGCATCTATCTATATTAGCTGTCGCTTAAATGGCTGCCCCCGGACAGCGCATGAAATTTCTGAGATATTCAAACTGGACAAAACGAGTGCGACAAATGGTTGTTCCACAGCGATCAATATATTAAACAATATTGAACGGAATATTGAACAGGCGCCGACTATATTGGAGACAACGACCCCGAGTTCATTTATCGAGCGATATTGCAGCAAACTGAATATGAATAGCGAACTAACGATGTTGTGCAAGTTTATTGCAAACAAGGTGGAGAAAAACAGTATTATATTGGACAATGCGCCTCATGCAATTGCGTCGGGAATCGTGTATTTCATATCGGTGAATTGTAATCTCGATATAACCAAACTCGAAATCAAGCAGATCTCTGGTATTAGCGAGGTTACCATAAACAAGTGTTTCAAGAAATTGGAAAATACACGAGATGTCCTTATTCCAAGATGCATTCTGGAGAAATATGCAAAGAAAAGTTCTTAGATGCTGGATGAATCATGTATAAAAACCACTTAATGATTTATCTCGTAATTGTAGTATTCACATTTGATACGCCATGAATCGTGTCTATTATATGCTAAGCCAATATAAACCTATTAACTATATTCGGAGATATCATACGCTGCCAGATCCGAAAAAGAATGATCCCAATAACGATCCCAATAACGATCCCAATAACGATCCCAATAACGATCCCAAACTCTGGCTTATTGTAATGTCGGGATACCTATTATATCTAAGATATTCCTAAGAGGCGATATTCCGCCGGGATTCAATACAAGCAACCATCCATTCAATACAAATAATAAATCTATGTATTATTTTTATTGCGCAAAATTCAGTATCTACGAATAATTTGAGAAAACGAACTCATCTGACGGAACGATCATGGTGCATGGATCGCGATCATGTCTCGATATCCAAAACATATAATTCTTGTCCTCCGTTAGTTTGAAACCAATACAGAATTCGATACCCAGTTTCTCGAAACAAAAGGTATTGGAGTATTTCAGTACGTTAAAGTTTTCTTTGTCAAGTAAAACAATCATGTGGTAATAATGGCGAGGCGTATATTGTTCGCTGAAATGTACGATGCCCAGCAATCCTTCGTCAGTTTCCACAAAGGGAGTGGAACCACGTAATCTGTGAAAAATAAGGGAATCGATTTCAATGTTTTCTACGATTTCGAGATAATGGGTATTGTCCTCTTTTTGGGAGATTTTTCCGATTTGCATGGGATGCCATTTATATATGAAAAAAAGTTCATCGCTCCCTTTTTTAATAATAGGTATCCAATTTTTTTCACAGTAAGTATCCGTAGGAGGTTCTATAATATCTCCGTTATTAATTTCAAAATGAACAAGATCATAGTCTCCCACAATAATACGCGGTTTTCCGTGCGAGGTATATCCGATTGTTGTTGCAACATATTTCACTTTCCCATTGTGCTCAAATAAACGTATATCTTCTAATCCTGTGGAGATGGGTTTTGCATAATAAGGATGGTTCATAGCAATATTTTCTTTGATTTCATAATTAACATTGGGAGAAACACCATTTTCATTTTCGTTTGGTGGATTCAAAATGGAAAGGACGTTTTTATTTTTGATTTTATGGGATTTGTCGTGAAACAAATAATTCCCGTTTTCTGCAATCCAATAATTCACATATCGAGTGTTTAAATAGTCGATTCCATTATACCGAATATAAGAAGATGACCCCGGAAAATAATAATCTATATTATGCGTAATATGGTTCCACGTTTTTAACGATTTTACCGGTTTTGTATAATGATCTGAGGAACACATAAGGATTTCGTCAATATTGGGAGACTCTTGATACCACGTCGCGTTCCATTCCTCTGAATAATATTTCTCTATCCAGGCCCATACATTGAATTCCCACACCCATTTTTGATGTTTTTCAAGAAAAACGGGGAGATATTTCTTATACACATTACAGAAATGCAGGATCGAATCCTTGTCTCCAATAAATATTCCGCAAAATCGCCAATAGGGAGAATTTAAAACATCACTTTCATTTGAGAGAACCGACCATCCTCCAGTCATGGTTAATACAGAATCTTTCCAATTACATGTATTCAGCCATTGTAAATAGTTGCTTACACTCTGCATGTTTTTGCATCGGTAGAACATATCAAAATCCATCCATATAAAATATTGTGTATTCCATGGATTTGCTTGAATGGCCTTTTCCATACATTCGTGTTTCGCATGACGATGCAGAAAATAGGTCTCATTGTCCTTTTCCATATTTCGATAATCCGGCATATTCAGCATATTTTTTTGATCATTATACATTTTATATATCCAAAAATCCTCTATATTCACCTCTGGCATTAAAACCACATTGTCTGTACAAAATTCTTGTAAGATTGTATGGCAAGCTGGCGATGCAAACAATATCAAGGATACATTAGTTTGCTTTAAAGCCATGAAGTGAGAAATAATTTGATTTTCATTCTGCGCATCAAAAACAGCGGAGACAATTGTTATTTTACGAGGAAAAAAGGTATTCATAACTAACCGGTGAAATATAAAATGGTATTTTTAATATTTATCTAGAATATCTTTATATTATGATATTTCATTTTATAGATGATATCTTTTCCGCAACATTCATTCTAAAAAATTGATGCGAAATATATTTTATAGGATTATATACCCAAAATCGAAAAATATCGAATAATTGTTTCTGTATTCCCGTTCTCCTTTACTTACCCTTTCCCCTTTCGAATGAATTATCATTATCGTAATATTCTTGTATTTGATGTCGAGACAACCGGTCTAATACCCAAAAAAGATCCTATTACAAAAGAACAGTGTCCTATTGAAAAAATGCCCTACATTATCCAATTGAGTTTTGTTATCTATAGCATGGTAGAACATCGGGTCATCAAATATTATAGTTCCTATATTAAACTCGAAAATATGGATCTATTAACTGACGAAATTACAAATTTAACTGGAATAACAAAAACAGATTGCATCGAGCGCGGCGACCACATAAATAAGGCAATTCTCGAATTATGGAATGCATACAAAAACCACGCGGACATCATTGTTTCTCACAACATGTTTTTCGACAAATCCATGGTTCGCACGGAGATCAAAAGAAATACTGAGGCACTGGAACAGATTGCGCCCGGAATTTCAAATATGTTTTATGAGAAAGAAACCCCCGAATTATTATGCACAATGATGTATAGCATTCATATTTGTAATATATGGAAGGAATCTAGTAATGGAAAAATGTTTAAAAAATTTCCGAAATTGATTGAACTTTACACACAACTGTTTGATGAAAAACCGGAAAATCTCCATAACTCTCTTGTGGATTCTGTTGCAACCTTACGCTGTTTTCTTAAAATAAAACTGAATTATAATATGCATAATGCAAAATATAGACACATTATGAAGAATGCAATGAAAATGGTGTAATTCAATTCAATTCATTTGCGGACTACAATACAAACAATGTATGTAAAACAATCCATGTCTATTTGTAAATATTTTTTATGTAGATCATATAAAAACAAATCATTTTGCATAACATACAGATATAGAATATGAGCGAGCATCATTTCGAGAATCATATGAATGTATCACCAAAATATTCCTGTGTAGAAAATACGTCGATACAGACGACTGGAGAACAACATACTCCTGCTGTGGTAGAATCGATGAATATATCGAGAAGCAATACAGACAGTGTAGTATATTCGATTATTGAAAAGTTTAAACGTCGCGCGGATTTCGGAAAAAAGAAGTACAATACAGATTTGGATCGAAAAGATCTTTCACTTAGAGACTGGTATAATCATCTTCACGAGGAGCTCTTTGACAGCATTTTGTACTTGGAGAAAATAATGCAGGAAATCGATAATATTAGGGTGAATGTTGAATAAATGTTGGAATAAATGTTGGGTTGGGTTGGAATAATAATATAATATGAAATTGATATTTTTACGAAAAATAAAATATCAATTAGCTAGTCTAAGCATTCGAATACATATCCAACATTTTCTGTTTTTGTTCGTAATAATCGACCATCGGTTTGGGATAGGATACATCGGGATAATTCGAATATTTTTCGAACCACATATGTATGTCTTGGGGAGAAACCTCTTGCAATTCGGGGATCCATGTTTTCACATATTCCGCATTTTTATCATATTTGGAGGATTGTATCCATGGATTCATGTCTCTGAAATAGGGTTTCATATCGACCCCTGTTCCACTGATCCCCTGCCAATTTCCATTGTTGCTTGCAATATCATAATCGGTTAGTTTCTCCGCAAAGTATTTTTCTCCCAACCTCCAATCCATCAAAAGCACTTTGATCAAAAAACTGGCGACAATCATTCTTACCCGGTTATGCATATATCCTGTCGCATTTAATTGTCGCATTCCAGCATCGACTACAGGAAACCCTGTATTTCCCGACTTCCATGCATCAAAATCTTTCTCGCTTTTTCTCCACTTCAACATGCGGTATCGCGGTTGATAGGATTGATTCATTACTTCCGGATAATGGAATAATACATGTGCGAAAAAATCGCGCCATATAAGCTCCCGAATAATCCCGCTCTTTTTACCAAACGCCCTTGCAAAGGTATGATATACCTCCCGTATGGAAACGCACCCAAACTTGATATACGCGGATAAAAATGAGGTATTATAGGTTAATGTATCCCGATTCTTTTCATAGGATTCCTGCATCTTAACTGCGTTTTTCAATCGAAGTAAGCCTTGTGTTCTCCCACCATGTACCAAAATATGTTCGTTTTCGCGACCCACAAATCGATCTTTTGCCTCAGAAAGAGTAATTGCATCTTCAAGTCTATGATGCGACGATGATAAATGGATATTTCTCTTATTGGATACGGGGCGCACGCTCCTATTCACAACCTCGTTATAGAAAGGGGTATATTTTTTGAAACCATTCGATTGTCCCGTGACGACGGTTCCTGGTTCGTACAAATAATAATCTCCCAAACACGAAAATAATGGAATATTATGTTTTGAGCAAAGATCTCCCGCCATAGTCTGTCTGGATAATGCGTAGGGAGTATAGTCTTTGTTGAAAAAGACAGCATGAATATTCAGCGTTTTTATCAACATATCTAACATTTTCACATAATCGCCATAACATGTTATTAATTTTCCACCCTTCGACTCAATCTCCCCACTTAAGTCTTCTAAACTCTCAATCATAAACTGAACCGCATTTTTAGATTTATACTTGTTTTGGTTTCCGACTTGCTCGGGGTTGAATATGAAACAACAGAATACATTTCTGCAATTCGAAAGAGCATGATTCAATGCTGTATTATCATAGATTCGATAGTCGCGATGAAATACAAAGAGCCCGTTTTCAAACATGGATATATAAATAATCCTTTTTTGTATAATATGGATATTATCTTGGTATTATCTTGATATTCTTATTCAATTATTATTCTTTATAAAATAAATAATAATAAATGCATTATCCAATATTAGAAATGATATAAAAATATATATACTATTTTATGGAATATAACACATCATAAAACAGAAATATGTTTTTATTTATTATTATTATAGGTGCAATTACCTATGGATTATATAATAATCCACTTCTATTGAATGATATGTATTATTATTTTCAAATGAAACACGAAGAATATATGGGAATATACAGTTGCGATAACGACGACGTATGTGGGGAGGATTCCTATATTATTATTAGAACAGACAGCAATGAAGATCATAAAGAACATGATAAAACAAGCATCGAGTGTTTTAATGAGAATTCAATACTAACCAGTGTTATGAGTGATTTTAACTTTATTCCTCAATTACAGCAAAAATGCATTGGAATTTATTTTAGTTTATTGAAAACCTACTCGTATATGGAAATAGAATGGAAGAGGCTTCATTCAGAATATGTGTTTTTCGGATATATTAACACGGGGCTAACTTATGTTTGGAAGAAATTTCAACGTTTCACATGCACGCATTCCATCGAACCCGATGAAAAGGAATGGATCAATAATATTGTATTTTATAGAACAACTACCAGTAATGGCTCTTTTTCCTACAATATTGAAGAAAAATATATGATGTTCGACAATAACTTAGTCATGGGGGGTAATAATGTGGATTCGATTCGAAGTCAGACCGAATATTATATTAAGGAAAACACGGAAAGACAGCGGCAATTGCGTCAAACACAAGACAAAATGAAGTCAATGACCTCTTCTATTTTTCAGCAAATAGAGTTTATTGTTATGAGCAAATGCATAGATAAAGACAATAAAACAAAATACATTGTATCCTTATCCTCGATTCCTTCGGAGAACTTATTAACGTCAAAGGCGAAATTCATGAGTATCGAATATACCCATCCCCTGATGAGCGAATCTATTCCATTAGAAATACCTGGGGAAATGTTCATTGTCAAAAATGAGATACTCAGTCCAGGATTTGTTTTACGCGCATTAAAACACCAGAAGATATCCTATGTGTTTGATATGGATTATAGTATTAAGGTGCTAGACGGAATGATGAATATGTTTGAAATGAAAAGCACGGATCATATTGTATTTACTGATACTGGGTATTATGTGAAATCTGCATAAATGTCGAAATTATTTATCCATATGCATATCTATAATGCATATAGATAGCGATGAACCACAGAACGGTATATTAAAATATATAATAAAATATAAAGAATTTTTATAATATATTATAAGGGATCTATATATCGGATACATTCATTATGAGTCATCCGCCCACTACCCCACACAGAGCGTTGAATGATAAATGGGATATGTATTTCCATTTACCACATGATAAAAATTGGGATTTATCAAGTTATAAGAAAATTATGACGGACATCAACACACTCGAGGATTTAATGTCGATTAATGAAACTATTCCAGAAAAACTTGTAAAACACTGTATGTTATTCGTAATGCGAAGCGGAATAACTCCTATGTGGGAGGATCCAAAGAATCGTATTGGCGGATGTTTTTCATTCAAGGTTTTAAATAAACAGGTTCATTCTGTGTGGAAAACCCTTTTTTACGCGATGTGTGGTGAAACGCTTTGCGTCGATCCAAAATATAGTTGCCATATTAATGGGATCACAATTTCACCAAAGAAAAATTTTTGTATTGTGAAGATTTGGATGGACAGCTGTAAATATCAGGATCCAAACATCATTATTAATATTGCGAATTTACCGAAACAGGGATGCTTATTTAAAAAACATGAACCCGAATTTTAACGGCGTTTGTATTCAAACAAATATAATAAAAAGTAAAGTGTATGTGTATTCATAATATAATCATAATATTCGATTTCGAACAAATGGAGTTTTGTACAACAAAACGCGAAGCATGCAATTATGCATGCAAACCATGCCGAAAAACAAATAAGATTCCTAATATTTTAGGGAAATTTGTTATTCAAGATAACGGAAGTGTTTTATGCACTGGATGTAATCAAGTATTCGCCAAAGAAAATGTCTCTATTTTTGTAGGGGCATTATTGTGTTTTTACATATACATAAAATATGGAAAAACATGGACTAATTGAATAAGGCGGACTAATTGAATAAGGCAGGAAACTGAAACGGTTTGTCTTTTTTCCAAGGGATTTTCATTAAATACATACCTAACATAATAAATGCTATACCTAAATACTGTGTGTAATGTTCAAGTCTTTCTCCGAGTACAAAATAGGCAAACAGGGATTCTAATAAACCATTGATCGCATCCCATCCATTATTAACGATCAATATCGACGAATTTTGTAAGGCGACAATCAGAAGACCCATCATAATTACATAGGTCGCAACGCCGATTCCCAAATAAATAGCGCCACCGTGATTTGCAAAGGTCTTGAATGCTACATCGCCAACAATTTCAACCGCGGATAATGCAAATATTTGCGGCAAACTCATTCTGATTTTATATTGTTTATTTTAGTTATAATAAAATCAGATTTTATTATTATAAAATTCAAATTTACGCTCACAGTTGGACTTGAACCAACGATCTCTCGGTTAACAGCCGAGTGCTTTACCTACTAAGCTATGCGAGCACTACCTGTACATGGTATGATATATTACCATATACATAGTACATATATGTATCTTCTTTAAGTTATTATCTAATAAATAGCATTTTACACAGAAGGACCCTTTTTCTTATATTGTTTCCATGAAATCGACTTGCCGACAACCTTTTCCGGCGCTTTTGATCCGTGCTCATTATCTAAACGGTCGGCACGCTTGATCGCGGAATCCACATATAATTCTTTCAGCACCTTTCCCACCATGACAGACCCTTCATGTTGGTCAATCTTTTCATCCTCGATCATCTTGAGAACCACAAGCAACTTTGCCAGGATTTGAATGTCAAGTTCGTCCTTGAATAATTTATTGAAAATCTCCGTGTAGTTATTAAACAAAAATGAGCACTCTTTTTTGCAAAGTTCAGAAAATGCATGTGGATCCGACTGCATAAGCTCCGCGTTCTCTTTTTGTATCTGTTCCATTCTGCGAACATCGTTATGAATACGCGTGCTATGTTTTAAACGACGAATTTGGTCTGTATTATTTTCACAATCACTTTGGTTGATGAGACCTTTTAGATTCAGACGTTCTTCCGTAGAAAGATTTAAGTGGTCCATCGATATATAACGTAGATAGATACAATGTTTATACCCTTTTTATCGCATCCATCGCAAATTCAGTTTAGCATATTTATTTGTCCCTAAAAATATGTTCATAAAATCTCTATGAATAGAATATAAAACATTACAAATGAATTTTAACGTTATTGCGTTGATTGTCGTGGTTGTTTTGATTGTCATTTTTTCAACGTGCGCAGGATGCTACAATGTAGTGCCCTATGATAACACCGTTTTCAGCATCGAATACCCTTACGAGGGATTCGGTGGGGTGAAATCGGGTATTGATTCGGCTGTCTCCAAGATTACAGGTGCATCCGAGAAGGAAGAGAAAAAGGAAAAGGATGCAAAACAGGTAGAAGGATTTGGTCTCATGCCTGCCCCTTATGGCGTTGAAGCCCCCATTGACCGCTTTTCTGCATTGAAATCAGACAAGACATGTGCCGGTTCCCCATACAGCACATCAACAGGATACCTTTGCATGGACAAGGAGGCCGAGAAACTTCTTAGAACCCGCGGAGGAAACATTTCGGGTGGCGATTCTCAGATCGGATCCCAATAAACAAATTATATTTATAAATCCACGCATGAAATGTCTTTTATTATTTGAAATAATACAAATAATAAATAAAATCAAACTGCAATGATAGGTGGGTATGTTTTAGTATTTAATCAAATATCTAAGAACAATAAAGGGTTGCATGTTGTTGTGGGCACTTCCTGAACCAGCGCTACTCGTACTAAATGTACCTAGAATAGATCGATCAGTTGTGCATGCGGATGACTCGCTTGCATGTGCATCACCCATATCAAATGCACCTGCGTCTGGATTTGATCTTCTAGTTAAGTCGTGTGTATGGCTCGGCATTTCCCCTGTAGTTAAAGTATGGGTTTCTGCACCTCCTTTATTTCCTAAATTCCGCGTGGTTAGACCGGTTCCTGAACCAGATCCAACTGGAACGCGTCCTTGTAGGTCGGGTACATTAAAGCTTAGATCGCTTCCCGAAAAGCTACTATAGGTGTATCCGATCGCATTAAATAGGTTGGTGTATTCTGTTCTTAGCAATAGACTTCCGTCGCAATTCAACCAACCATCGGGAATATTCACCGCTGCCGACTGGATAATCGTGCCATAGGGGATCAGAATATAGTTGTCCAAATAGTAGTTTCCACTCGCGTAGAAATTATTAGCTCTCAAATCATTATCAACGGTTAGATTACCCTTCACGTATAAATCTCTTTCTACCACTTCGTCTCTTTCGACATAGAGATCACCAATTCTCATAGGAGGAATGGTAAAATTCGTTAGACGGTTTTGTAGTAAAACGCGATTATTCACAGCACGGCTTTTTGCTCGATAATAGGACATTTTATGTTATATATATTGTAAATAAGTTTTTTCGGGAATCAGGTGTTTATTTTCTTGGATTATTTTTTATTTTTTATTTTTTATTTTTTATTTTTTATTTTTTACCAGGAGGTAGGTCAAACACAACTCGTTTCTCCAATTTTTCAAACAATTCTTGATTATATACAAGATTCCCAGTGGGTTTATATGTACCAATAGGTGTATATTGTTTTTGTTCTTTCTTTCCATTACTATTGGAATCCTCTTTGTTGCGATCATTAAACAAGGAATAGTCCATGTTTTCTTCTTTCTCTTCGTCTTCTTTTTTTGCAACTACATTTCCATGTTCATCTACAATAATACCGCGTCTTTTCTTGAGTTCTGTACGAACATAAGAGGGTACCCAATTTTCCCACGATATAAAAAGAGTATTTGGATGAAGATATTTTATGTAAAATCCGTTTTCTTCTAATTTCGAAATAACATAGGCAATACAATCTCCCTTATCATACACGGGCTCGCCAAATATATATTCGGGCACAACAAACCATATGTGTTTTTCATTCCGTTTTATTCTCGACGTGAATTGAATGCGTTTCTGAACACGATTCAAAATTTTATTAAAAATGGAAATTTGTTTAATATCGCGCCGCTGATGTTTTTGGTACAAATCATCAATATTTATTTTTTGAACATTATCATCATCGTCTGCATATAAAAAAAAGGACATTATTCAATCTATATAATTATGGAAACTAAAAAATCTAAATAATATACGTGTTATCATAAATACAGAAACAAACCCTAAAACTAAAACATATGGATTCTACAACTACAACAATATTAACAACAGATACTCTATTGGATTGCATTATGGAAGATGAGGTATATTTGCCCAAACCTACAATACGAAAAATCGTGTGTTCGGGAGGAGGAACTTTTGGGTTCATTGCATACGGGGTGTTGAAACAGAGTTGTAAAAGTGGATTCTGGAATATAGAAAATATTCAGGAGATGTACGGTACATCGATTGGCGCAATTATAACCTTGTTAATTTCTCTTTTTCATTCCAACAAAAAAAACAATAACACCTTAACGTGGGAGTTAATCGATAATTATTTAATATCGCGTCCATGGCAAAACGTATTTAAAATGGATATTTTCACAATAACGAGTTCTCTAAAAAACAGGGGAATTTTCGACAAGAATCCTATTGTCGATATTTTTGAACCGTTATTTAAGACCATGGAACTATCTACAAATATGACGTTATCCGAACACTATGACCAATTCGGTATAGAGATCCATTTTTACTCAACCGACTTGGATAGTATGGAACCCGTGGATATATCCTATAAAACACATCCATCATGGAATATACTGGATGCCGTATATGCCTCCTGTTCTCTTCCTATTTTATTTTCTCCCCATGTTTGCGAAAATCGCACCTATTTTGACGGAGGTCTCTTTTGTAATTATCCCTTGTATTTCTGTATTAAAAACACTGAAAATACGGACGAAATCATGGGGTTAAAATATTGTGCAGAACCCGTCTCTTCTTCCAACAATCCAGATCAAGAAGGGAGAGATACAAAGGAGGAGGATTCACATTCACATTCTTCAATGTTATTCGATTATATTTTAACAATATTCAAAAACCTAACTTATAAAATTAAGGACTATGAATGCTTACATAAAATAAAGCATGAATTCAATATATCATCTCCCGAGCTGTCTATTTATGATATCTATTTAGCAATAATCCAATCTGAAAAACGAATGGCAATGATCGAGAATGGCATCCAATTCTGGAATAAGAATGGAAATACGTGCTGCACATAAATGTCGCAATTAATGCAAAACCAGTTATAGGGTGTAGAAGTGTATCCACGGTATATAGAAGTAAAAAATGTATGATTATAGATTATAATACAAAGGACTTTATTCATGGCAAATATTGTTGATTTTATTTCGTCGCGTATTCGACCCTACAACACGATCCTATTCTATGTTTTTCTGATTATCGTGTTTTTGGGAGCCAGCTATTACGTCTATGACAATTATTTGCGAAAAAGGAGAGACAGTAGCAAGAAGTATGATGATGTCGCCAACCGAGACCAAAACACAAAGGAATTGAATATCATGATGTTTCATGTAGATTGGTGCCCATTTTGCATAAAATCGTTGCCAGAGTGGAAAGAGTTTTGCCGCCAATACAATGGTATGAAAATAAATGGATACACCATTGTATGCGACGAAAACGGTACAAATTGCACCGACGATTCAGATGAGAAAATTATTGCTATGTTGGATGAGTACTCGATTAAATCGTATCCCACTGTCATTTTGTTCAAAGGAAATGATCGATACGACTTCGACGCAAAGTTGAATAAATCGAATTTAGAACAATTTGTAAAGACCGCCGCCGCAAAATAAAATAAAACATATTTTGAAAATCAAAATCAACAGAACCGTATTGTATATATGTGTATATGTATATAATGCAATGAATCATAATAAAACTCGTAAAAACAAATCGAAATTACATTCGAAATCGAACAATAATAAGACGCGTCGCAGTACGCAAAAATGCATATATTCGGAGAAAGATTTTAACAGTAATGATGGTATGCTAACAACTGTATGGGGTCCCGCAATATGGCACAGTTTGCATACGATTAGCTTTAATTATCCAGTAAATCCGTGTCCTGAGGATAAGAAGAATTACAAAGCATTTATTGTTAATTTGAAAAATGTTCTTCCGTGCGGAAAGTGCCGAAAAAATCTGAAAAAGAACATGAAAGTCCATCCTTTAACAAACAAACATATGGAATCGCGGGAGACGTTTTCGAGATACATATATGACTTGCATGAAGTCGTAAATAAAATGTTGGGTAAAAAATCCGGATTGTCCTATGAAGATGTGAAAGAACGATATGAACATTTCCGAGCAAGATGTGCATTGAACTATGAGGAATTGGAAAAAATAAAGAAAGACTTTAAATCATATCATGAAAAACATAAATCAGAACAAGGCTGTACCGAGCCAATTTATGGAGAGAAATCAAAATGTGTTATACATATTGTCCCTCAAAAGGATGCAACCGATACATTTCAGATTGATGATCGGTGTATTAAAAAAAAGTTATACGATGAATCATAAATACCATACGATATATCGTCTGGATATTATAGATCAAACGAATACAGACGAGTGCATGTGCATATATAATAAATATAAGAATCATAAATAGATGGGAAAGATAGAAGATATTCTATTGTATTGTATCCAGGTTTTAGCCATTCTCCCAAGTGTCAAAATATACAGGTATTATATATCCATTTTATTATATATAATGTCATCTATTGAGTCGAAAATAGAAATAGATACAAATTCAGAGAAAAAATCGAATAGTTGTCCTATGGCGGATCCAAAGGAAGCTATGGATCATCAAATGGAAATCCCTTTTTGGTCAGAAGATCCGAATGTTCTTTTTCGGTCTTTTGAATTTTTCCCAACAGAAAACATGAATTATTCCCAAAAAATGAATGCGATTTCACGATTGATTATCTTGTTGGCTATTGTTGGATATCTCTTTTCTCAAAATATTCGATTGCTGTTTGTAGCTGTACTTATTTTATTGGGTATTTATTTGGTGTATTCCATGCACCGAACGGACAAAAAACATAAAAAGAGAGTATTTTCGGAGAATTTTGATGAAGAAATACCTGAAAAACTCGTGAAAGATGTGTATGCTGAGATCGATTCGACGGTTCCGAAACCACGGGAGGTGTTTGATGTACCCACACCTACAAATCCAATGTCGAATGTTCTCATGTCAGATTATGATTATAATCCTCATAAAAAACCGGCTCCACCATCATTTAACGAAAATGTAGGTGCAAATATACTATCACAAGCAAAACAAATGGTTATTGATGCAAATCCAGGGCAACCGAATATCGCGGACAAATTGTTTAGGAATTTAGGAGATGAATTTATTTTTGAACAGTCAATGCGACCCTTTGTATCCAATCCAAGCACAACCATTCCAAATGATCAACAAGCATTTGCCGATTTTTGCTATGGATCCATGATATCTAGTAAGGAGGGGAATATGTTTTCTCTTGCAAGAAATCTTGCGCGACATCAAACATAAGCATAAAAGAATAGTTCATTTGTAGCAGGGGATAGGATATCCATCGATTGAATAATCCAATCCAAATCTAAAATCCAAATTTATATTTTTTGATTTTTATTGTGTGTAGAATTGTATATAAGACATGGCAACGGTTAGTAGTTATTTTTTTAACAACATGGGCCGAATTGGCGATGATGAAACGGATAAAACACAAAAAACATTGTCGAACACGCGTTATTCGAACTATATGCTATCCAATTTCACCTCAGGTATGGCATCTGATTCTCACGTAGTATTTGCGACACAGCAACCATCCATGATGTTTAGTGGAGTTGCTCATGGTGCGGGTCTCAGTGGAAGTGTTATCGACAATGATTCTCTTCTTCTTATTAAAAAGAAGGAGGATCGTCCTTTAGAAAGATTACAGTTAATGCAACGTCCCTTTGCAACAGTTCCTTACATGGGCCGTGGATATGGAAACCCCAATATCGAATCTCAGCTACAGCAGGGAGAAATGGTTTCGAATCGCAAAAGTGTTTCCACGATTACAGATAAATCTTCAGACTATTCTTTGTTTGTCAGTGATCCGGATATGTCGAACCACATGGACAATTTTAATGTCGAGGAGACGGCGATGAATGGCTGGGTTCGCGGAGGAGCTCCTTCCCGAGAAATGTCATTCAAGATCAACAAACAAAACTAAGAATGCAAATGTTGAATGTTCATCATAGTATTTATATTTACTTACCACATAGGTAAGCAAATATATAAAATAGTAATTATGGCATATATGTGCAAGTAGGCGTATTATTCAATTACTCGGACATTTTTACTTTCTGCGAGATTGCTGCTTCTTCTGTTGTTGCTTACGAGACTCTTTCTGTTGCTTCTTCTCTTTCTTCTGTTGCTTCTTCTCTTGCTTCTGTTGCTTCTTCTCTTGCTTCTGTTGCTTCTTCTGCTTGCGCGATTGCTGTTGCTTCTTTCCGCCGCGCTTTTTGGTAGAGGAATTACGACGGCTGTAATAATTGGCAGCAGCAGTTAGCAAAACAGGGACAGCAACCTCTGTAAGACCCTTACCACCGGCTTGGGCGGGAGCAGCAGGGGCAGGGGCATATATATTGGTCTCGGCAATTCTATTTCCCATACCGATTTGCGCATGCTGGGCGTTCATGTCTCCATACACCGCGAGAGCCGCAGAACTTGAGTTTTCTCCGCCCATCATGACGGGTTCCTCTCTGCGTTCCTCTTTGCGTTCCTCTCTGCGTTCCTCTTTGCGTTCCTCTCTGCGTTCTTCTCTGCGTTCCTCTCTGCGTTCTTCGCCACCCATAACTTTGTGATCTTCGCTACTCATTTGAAATGAAATATATATTAATACTACATATTTATCTTTTCTAAAAGCGTTTATTCTGACATGAACATGAACGAATCTTTGTGTTCCTGTCTCCTATTCAATAATTTCAACAGTAAAAATAAATTTGCTAAAACAATAAAAATGAAAAACACGTTATAAATGCAAATGATCCATATATAAATGTAAAATTGGTCATACAAAAATCCGCCCACCGGTTTCACTAAATCTTTCAACACATTTCGCACATCTTTTTTACCAATAACCTCCATAAATGTATCTACAAATGGTTTCATAACAAATATTGTCTTATGCGCAGATTATTGATGTTGTGAATATAACGCGACACCAACATATACTAACACGCGTATGCAAACACATATAAAAATGTGCCATAATACTATTTACAGTACGTACAATAATACCATGGAAGGAATATATCAAGCGACAAATGCATTTGATTTCAATAAAATAACGATGATATCTCCCTCGGTTATTCCTGGTGGAAATTATTTTATCAAATTCCGAATGAACGATATACCGTTGTATATTCAAACGCCGAAATGCAAAGTGAAGCAAGGTATTCTCAAATCTGGTAAAAAGATGTATTGCGATCTGATGTTCACACACGAAAATGAAGAATTCATTTGTTGGATGGAGAATTTAGAAAACTATTGTCATAAGAAGATTTTTGAAAACCGACAAAAATGGTTCGAGACACCGCTCGACGAGCATGATATCGAAAATTCATTCACTTCTCCCTTGAAACTGTATAAATCTGGCAAATTCTATATTTCAAGAACCAATGTACCAAGTCTTTTAGGAAATTGTTCTTTGAAAATTTACAATGAAAATGAAGAACTGGTTCCGATTGAGAACATTCAGGAGAACATGGATGTGGTAAGTATTTTAGAAATACAGGGCATTAAATGCTCGATACGCAGTTTTCAAATTGAAATGGAAATCAAACAGATGATGGTTATGAATCCAATCAACCTTTTTGAAAAGTGTATTTTAAAAAAAACGAGTGCAGGGATGAACAGTACAAGTACCCCCAACCCACCTCCTGTATCCACTACTACCCCTAGTCTGGCTCCAACTCCAACTCCATCGGATGACGTGTATTTAAACAACTCAACGATTTCCTCGCTTACCAAATCCGATGAAGAAGCTACAAGTGGGAGTGATGCAAATAATGTCGATACAACTCCCAATATTCATATTGAGATGATGGAGGAAGCGCAGATAGATGCTAGTCAGAATAAGATAATAGCCGAATCACCCCTCGATACTGCGATAGATACGAATCTAAGCAATACTATCATTTCAAATACGAACAATGATGATCATGAGACTCATATAAATACTAATATGAATAATGGTCCCGATGAATCACTCGACAATAATGATGATAACGAAGACGACGACTATAGTTATGATAACGACGATAACGACTATAAGAGGGACAAAATAGTTATTCAGGAAGACAGTGATTTAATGGAAATCGATTTGGATTTAGATGATTTTCAAGAACTGGATCCCCCGATCCATATAAAAACGAGGGACGACATTTATCATAATATGTACCGCGAGGCAAAACGAAAGGCAAAAATGGCAAGAGATTTAGCAATCGCATCTTACTTGGAGGCAAAAAACATTAAAAACACATATATGATTGTGGATGACGATGATAGTGATTTAGAAGAAGAATCTTTTCAGCATTTTGAAAAGTAAAAATCGACGCAATTCTTGGATCAAGAGAGTTCGTTTTAGGAATATTGGCCCGTTTTTAGCCTATAAAATGAAAGTTCAATACAAATAATTTTATCAACCGTTTATATAATACACAGACAATGTTCAAAAATATTCTGGGTGATTTGAGCAAATTTTTGACTCGTGACAAGATTATTATTGTTGTCGCCTTGGCCATTTTGCTTTATGCTCTTTTTTCGTATTCGAATGCCAAGGAGATGGTTATGGACCTCATGGAGGATGGCTCCGGTGAAGCCAAGGATAAATCGAGTGAGGACGAAAAGAAAGAAAAGAAAGCGACAGCTGCCGAACCCGCTGCTCCATCCAGTGGATATGCCGCTCAACCTATTGCTAACCCCAGCGAGCTATTGCCCAGTCTTCCTGCTGACCAAAATAGCCAATGGGCTGCTTTGAATCCCGTCGCCGCCAATCCTGGCGCGATTGCTATGCCTGATCTCCTTCAGCCTGGCTACCACATTGGTCTTGATACCATTGGCCAGACATTGAGAAACGCGAATCTCCAGCTTCGTTCTGATCCCATTATTCCCAAGGCGGATGTGGGACCCTGGATGAACAGTACCATTGAGCCCGACCTTGCTCGCGTTCCTCTCGAGATTGGATATGGTGCCCGTTAAATCGGTATCTTATCTCCCAAATACCCAATATATAACAGACATACTATGTTATATATAATCTATTATTATACTTATCTTTTTCGAAATAAATAAATGAACCAATATGACACTTTAGGGTATTTTGTCATTATTTGCATGATTGCCATATGCGCATACGTGTATTACGATAATGAATCTTTCCAATTAAAATGTATCATCTCAACCGTGGATGGAAATAAATATTGTGTCCGTGATAGAAAGAAACTCCAGAATGCAGCTGATTTATTAGCGAAAGTATCGAATAACTGTAAAAATTTGGTAGATTATATAAAAAATAAACACATGGACAATGAATTTGTTGTACGTTTGGGAGATAGATTCAATCCGAAGAAAATCATGGAGACATTGCCAACAAGTACATATACCGCATATAGTGAGAATAAGGGAGAAAAAATCGCCTTTTGTTTAAATAAAAATAGTAAATCCGACAATGATCATATGATTGACGAGCATACGCTAACTTTTGTCGCAATACATGAATTGGCGCACATTGGTACGAAATCGGTAGGACACAAAAGCGATTTTTGGGAGAATTTCAAATTTCTTCTTGAAAATGCAAAGGATGCCGGAATTCATGATCCCGTGGATTACAAACAAACGCCTGAAAGTTATTGTGGCATGAAAATACGCGATAATCCCTACCATGATATGTAATTTGAACACATTCAATTATATTCTATAGTTATCCTATAGTTATCCTATAGTTATCCTATAAATATACAATGTACAAAATGGATAGGTTGAATTCTCTGAATCAATCCAAACTAACCCCGCCGTCTTATGTGTTCCGATATGTATGGCCCATATTGTATATTCTTATTATTGCAAGCTTCATCGTATATGTAAGCGCCGGCAAATATACAAGTACCGGAATAATACTCTACATTTCTCAGTTTATATTCAACTTAAGTTGGCCATTCCTTTTTTTTGAAAAAGGACTCATATGTCTATCGTTTTTTCAGTTGGCAATATTGAATGTGTTGGTGTTTTTTACATATAAAGAATTTATTCAATCCTCCATGTTTGCCGGATATCTATTGATTCCATATATGTTATGGATTCTTTTTGCGTTATACTTGAACTATTATATTTGCGTAAATAATTAAGAATTAGGTGGAAATACATGTTTATTTATTATAAAAATGTATTGACTCATATACAAATAGACAAACATACTGTTGTTTTTTTACAGGCGATTCGACTGGATAATACGGGAAAGAGCACGGTTATACTTCTCTCTCCATTCATCGCGAACACTCTCTGGGCAACGCGTAGAATGATGCTTCTCCCATTGCTCCGGAGATTCATAATACAGATGGCACGGGGTATGGGTGCCCTTGCTTGTCGGAGGATGCGCGGTGAATACTACCTTGAAATAGAGATCCTCGTCGCGGCTGCCTACCTTATGACCATACATTCGAACCCCCGTAATAGGGTTTCGAATGGTTGCACCAACAACGCATGGCGTCTCGTAAAACTCAATGGTTTTCTTCCTTCCACTTGGACGATCGAGCTTCACCTTATGATAGCAAGGATCGCGAATGGTTTCCTTATCTAGAGTTAGATCAATCGACTGCTCGCGCTCGCTCGAAACATGAGATACGTTGTCTTCTTCCATAGTCATTATGAAATTAGGATGGATGTCTTTATAAGACGGATACTAAATACACACAAAGGAGTTATTTGGATACATGATTATTACAGAAGTATTTATATTCATTTATAATAATCTTTTGTGTTTCCGTTAATAAATCGCATTATTTTCATATATAGAATTATCTCCCCATTTAGTATGCAAATGCAACCTATAACGCCAACCCAGGTTCCATCTATGGATAGTACTGATACCCAGGGTCCCTTTATGGCCGCCAATATACCTATGCCTATAACACCTACGCAGGTTCCATCTATGGATAGTACTCTAACGTCGCCGAATTCAGCATTGTCCGTTTCGACCAAATACGATTTTATGGATGAAGATATCTTTCATAAAAAAATTGAAATGTGTGTTGATTCGGAAATAGACGACAAGATCAATGTGTATTTTTGCATGTATTCAATAACTACACCCTTTTTTGTAGAGGGACCCTCTGTTCCAATCGACGAAACCACAAATATATATGGACGTATATTGCCGAAATATGACATGTATTATCCATGTCTCCAGTGGTTAGTACAAAAAACGGATGATACAAACGCAAACGCAAACGCAAACTCAAACAGCAAATACCAGTTTCCGAAAATAACCTATGATTGCGTATCGATTGCATATTCCGAACAGGATACTGATGCAAATGAGGATGATAATACGTCTATGGAAACAATTCAATTCGAAAATACAGTCCATGAGTATTTTTTATCGATGTTTTCGGGAGATGTATTAAGACAGAATACTAATATATTGAAAACCGCATACAAGGGATATTATTCTCCCAACACATCGGATTCAGAATCGAATTTAACAAAATCCGTTTATGTTATTTATGATTTCTCGCAATTATATCCGTTTCTTGTTTTGAATGAAAACATCCGTGTTATCATAAATAGCGAAATTAGCGAAAACAATAAATCGTCATCCTTTTCTCCCGAGATAGTCCATTTTTTTCGCGAAAATCATTTCTTAACACGAATCAAAGATGTTATTTCTCCAACAATCGGTTATCCATGTGTATATAACGAGTCTGAAAAAAAGTGGGTAAATATATCCAGCAAAGATGCTGATTCCATAAACTATATGTTGCCGTATGAACATCCACTACTTGGATGCAATGCCTATTATCTATCGAAAACTCCCCTGGAGCCAAATACGTCTGGAGAAAATCTGGTTAAAATGGCATGTCTCGAAATACGTATTATGTACGAAATCTCCATAAATGAGAAAAACGAAATATTCTATATGGGAGATAATGTAGATGATTTCAAATACGATTTCCAAATGGGTCTTCTGATGGCGACTACATTTCATTTCAGAGAAAAAGAGCATGATTTTATTGGTATAAAAAACGTAAGTCATATGCATCGTATTTTTCCAATATCAAAATCATCGACGTCTGCGCATATTACCAATAGTATATCTCATGCATTTGATAAAGCATAATATTGTAAAGGGCAAGTCAAATATATAGATATATATTCATCCATAAAAAGAATATTTGCAATAATAATTATAATAGGTAATTATAAGAAGGAATATCATATCATATTGAATAGAATATGCAATTACGTCATGTTTTCTCAAATCCAACATTTATGACATATGGAATGATTGGTCTAACAACCGTTATTTTAGCAGCATTAACCGTATTTGATTCCGCCGATAATAATGATAACGATAACAATACAAATAACGAAAGTTATGTCTCCCAACTATTTGGCCAGACCAAGGGAGATTCGCAAAAACAAGAACAGCAAGAATCCGAACAACAAGAAGAAGAATACTCAGAACAAAAAGAAGAAGATGCACTACAAGAAGAACAACAACAGGAAACGGGTATTATATCCGCATTAACTGGTGGCTCTTATAAAAATAAAAAGACGAAAACAAAAAGGAATTTAAAACAGTTTCGTCGTAAAACGCATCATAAAAAATAATCGCAATCGGCGTGGGGGGGGGGAGAATTAGATTCGAATCATAAAATATCATATATTTTATTATTTAATCATGCCTATTATCTTGATTTGGCAGTTGCCTGTGCCTGTGCAGCCAAGTGTTTGAAACAGCGCTCAAACAATAATTTTAACTGATTCGCATCGGATCCAATACACATGTCATCTGGAATATAAGACATATTTCCTTTATAATAACACATAAATGCCGGTATTCCATTCATCATTTTATTTCTCTTCATATGCACATATATATCCGTCGATATATCTACATCCAGAACTACAGGAAGAACACTATTTGGCATGTAATTCAATAAATGATAAAATGTTGGGCTTATAACTTGACATGGTTTGCACCATTTTGCAGTGAAACGTAAAATGATTGCTCCCGGATTATTTTCAAGTAATTCTTTCAATGCATCTAAATTGGGAAGCTCTGTAATAATTCCTAATGCCATTCTTTTTTTTATTATTCGATTATGATTATATCATAATGTATATACGATTTGGTGCGCAAGAAACGCACATTTAATACCGAGTACATCCGGCACACATCGTATCTCCCGTTAAGTAGTAGGTCGGTTGTGTATTGTTTTCTCCCATAAGAATTGGAATTCGAGGAACATGATAATCTTTTTCTAAAATACGTGTATTAATCATACTGTGGAACGGTTTCTCCAGATTCGCCTGAGGATTAATAAATGGCTCCTCCCATCGTGGCTGTTCCATGCTACGATAGATCCATGCCGGATGAGTTGCGCGACTTTCAGCGACAAACGGGTCTTGTACTGCATACCGATCCGCTGCGCTCTGTTTGTATGTACTATGATTGTTGTAGCCAAGAAGATCACGATTCATTTTACGTGTCATCCCTTTTAGATCCGTTTCTAAATCAACATGATTCTGTGCGAGGTTGGCCCCCCATTTTTGAAGACGCAACTGACTGTCTTCCATATAGGGAAGATTCGCACCTGGACCGGGTGTATTCAGTGCATATCTCCCAGTATAGGTCGATTCTTCCAGCTGTTTGCGTGTTCTATCTATATCATAATTAAAACGAGTGTTCATGAATAAAAAAAGGTATTATTATATTATAAGATGTTATTTGATATTTGATATACATAATAATATAAAGTTTTACAATCAAACAGACATATTCACCAGACAAACCTCGTATTATGTATGTTTTTCCTAAAGTTGAAAACAGCGATTTCTCGGTTATGCAGGGGAAACAGCTGTGTTTAAATATGATTGTAAAAAATGAAAGTCGGATCATTACCCGTTTATTAGAATCGGTCATTGATATCATTGACTGTTTCTGTATATGCGATACTGGAAGTACAGATGCTACAGTCGATATCATTAGCAATTATTTTGCGAGACACAATATTCCCGGTGTAATTATTACAGAGCCATTTCAAGATTTCGGCCATAATCGATCCTATGCACTAAAGGCATGTGAGAACATTGATGTCCAATACATATTGTTGATGGATGCGGATATGGTTCTTAAATGCAATTCTCAATTGTCAAACAAATTCATTTATGATTTGTTAAAAGACGATGTATATTATCTGTTTCAGGGTGTGGATAGCTTCTATTATAAGAATGTCCGTATTGTCCGAAATAAAATGGGAATGTCTTATTGGGGAGTTACTCACGAGTACGTTAAGACCCCGCCCAATTCAAAATACGGAACGATTGAGAAGAATGTGCTGTTTATCCATGATATTGGCGACGGTGGTGCAAAGGCGGATAAGTTTGAGCGTGATATTGCCCTACTCAAAAGGGGGCTTGAGGCGGAACCCAATAACGACCGATACACATTTTATTTGGCAAACAGTTATCGAGACGCAGGACAGCCCATGAACGCCATCGAAACTTTCAAGAAACGAATTCAAATTGGTGGATGGCAAGAAGAAGTATGGCACAGTGCCTATAGTATCGGAAAGTGTTATCGTAATATGGGAGATATGGAAAATGCGATCTATTGGTTTCTCCAGGCGCACAATGTTATGCCTGAGCGATTGGAGAATCTCTATGAAATCATTAATTATTATCGGGAGATTGGTAAAAATACACTGGCCTATAGTTTCTATGTAATGGCGCACCATTTCTTGCATAAAAATAAGAATCCTGACTATTTGTTTCTTCAGAAAGACGTATATGACTACAAACTCGATTATGAACTATCGATCATTGGCTATTATTGCAACTATAAGAACTATGACTTGAAACGTTGCTCGATGCGCGTTCTTAATTGCAGCTATGTCGATGATCATATTGTATCTAGCGTTATGAGCAACTATAAATTTCATTCGGATGCATTATTTCGACTTCCCAAAGTTAGCGTCGATGCAGCCTTTCCCTTGGGAAAATTATTAGGTAGCATTGGGCTAACGAATCCCCAAATTCGCGAGGTCATGAATAACCCAGATTTCGTGCCAAGTACTCCATCGATTGTTTGGATGAAAAATGGGGAGGTCGCAGTGAATATTCGATATGTGAATTATAGAATTACGGAAAACGGCGGATACCAAAACAAAGATCATATTACAACTATCAATGTTATTGCAATTGTTAGTGTGCGTCGTATGAAGATTATTCGTGAATTTATTTTGGAATACGACAGGTCGCACGATAAATACTATGTTGGGCTAGAGGATGTGCGTCTCTTTTACCACAATAATACGCTCTATTTCAATGCGAATCGTGGTCTCCCTGATGGGCATATGGTAGTCGAGCACGGAACCATTGATTTGGAAAAGGGTGCGACGAAATCTACCTTTTTGAATATGGACGGACAACGTTCGATTGAGAAGAATTGGGTGCTCTTTGAAAATATGATCAGTGGTACCAATCAAAGGGAGATGCGAGCAATCTATAATTGGCATCCGATTATTTTGGGAAATATTACAAATGAAAATGTTTTTCAGAAATTCGGGGAGATCAGTACGCCGCGTTCTTTCAAGAACTTGCGGGGATCGACAAATGGGTGTTTGATTCCCGAACTGCATGAGGTATGGTTCTTGTGCCACGCCGTAAGCTATGAAGATCGCAGATATTATTATCATATGTGGGTTGTCTTGGACGCAAACACATGTGCTCTTAAAAAGTATTCTCCCTTATTCACTTTCCAGAAAGAAAAGGTGGAATATACACTTGGACTTATTTATAGTGTGAATGACAAGGCATTTGTCGTAGGATATAGTATTATGGATAGGGAGACGCATTATATGCAGGTCGAAAAATCTGTGGTAGATGAAATGATGTTGTCGAATCAGAACAAGTGAAAGATATAACTATATATAAATAAGTGGTAAATAAACATTATTATTTGATATTATTTGATAATACGTATAATTATCAAATAATAGACTGAAACACGTATAGAGATACATGTTATCTAAGTGTAAAAATGATGAATATATTCAAAAATATACTTACGAGTCGTAGATTTGACGATCCCTCTTACAATATCCATGGATGGAGACAATATATGACCCGTTTTAATTACAGCTACACATATTGTGTTTGGATATCAAGCGATTCTACTATTGTCCATATTTATGAATTTGAACCATTTGAATTTAATAAAAGTGTTTTTATCGGCGAATTTTATCCTGTCCGAGTTTTCATAGGTAAAAGTGAATGGAGCCCAATGACAATCGTCTCTGATGGATATGGTTCGAAATTCGACGGAAACAGTATTTTGCTATGCATAGAAGACCGCAAATACATATATATCGGTAAAAATATGTATTCATTTACATCTGAAAATGAAATCATCCAGTATTTATCTCCTATCGGGAATAACGATATTCCGTATCCATATGCGATCGATTTGGAGGGATATTATTATCTCATGGTGGAAAATGCATGTATGAAAATACGCGAAGGGGAAGAAGATCCATATTCGCATTATTATAACATAATTAAGTATATATCTGTGTATGCGAACATTGAGAATATTGATATCGACGGAGAGAAATATAAATTAACTACGCATCCATCTCCGAGTTCTAATTATGAGGATTTAATCCAACAACTTGGTTCTCCCATATACATCCAATATAAAGATGAAGAAAAAACAGAAATAGATAAGGACAATTTTATTCAATTACTGTCTGACTATAACAACACGATTGGATTGAGACCCATCCCAGATATTTATATCATAGAAAAACCCTATACATGTTGCGGGTTTATAATTGGATAGATAGAATAGAGATAAAATAGAGATAGAATAGAGATAAAATAGAATAGAAAACATTAGCGTATAACCGTAGTGTGAATATACATCAAATATTATATATTTTATGTATCGAATCGAATGCTAATACCTACAGTAGTTTGGTACGATCAATAACGACTTCTTTTGCAATGTTTCGAATGATTTTCCGATTATTGGCATCTTCCTGATTCACGTCTCCCCCAATACACTGTCTCATGATGTTTAAATGCAAATGATACTCGTTTGTATCTAGAATCTCGCATCTTGGATTTTCAGACATCCATGCGCGCAGTTGTTGCATGTTTTTACGCACAACCGCGTTCAACGCCTTTTTTAATTTACTCTTTTCTGGACTATCTTTCTCCCAAGAATCGTCTTCTTTAATATACAGTATTTCGCGTTTTAAATCTGTGCAATGGATGGGGCGTTCATGTACGTCGAGCTGTCGCAGTCCGTCCATAAATATTTTGGTTATTCCGGCAACATATCCATGAACACCTGTATATTCTACATTATGCGGACCCACATCGAGTGAATTTACAAACTGAGTTAGCGATATTGCGTGCTTGCATTTTTCATTCAAAAAGATGTTTAAATTAAATTGCGTGTTATTATTCACAATTGTGGTAGGCTTGGACAGCTCTTCCAACATGTTTTTCAGTTCCTCCCTGTTTTTTTGATTGGAATTGATAATAACATTCATTTGTTCCTTGTATTCTTCCCTCTGTTCAATGAGCAAATTTTTTAAATCCTGGTTTTGTCGAACAATGCTCATGATGAATTCCGGCGTTATAATACCGCGATCCACGGAGATTATATTTTCGTAAGTATCGGTATTACAATTATGATTGCTACTATGATTGCTACTATGATTGATAGTATTATTGATAGTATTATTGCTAATAGTAATATAATCTCCAGCTATACCAGCATCTATACTATGGTCATGATGCGGTTTATTAATAATATCTTTGTAGGATTCGCATATTTTTCGATGTTTTGATAACGATGATCGTTGTTTGTATGTTTTGCCGCATACACATGTACATAGTTCATCTTCTTCATACACAATTTCGGGTTGTGAATTCGTGGAAACAGAATGTATTTTATGTTTTCGGGTTTGACAATGTCGATCATAATCATATTTTGATTTACAACTACATCCGCATAGATTGCAATTATATAGATATACCATGATCAAAACAATTGATTCTAAAATAACATTATATTCTGTTTTTATGTATTTGTATTCTCATTTATACATCCACGGATAATTCTTGTAAAATATGCATCCTTTTTCTTTTTTGCAATAATCCAAAATTATTTGCATATACGATCATTTCCAGAGGATATCCCCTGTTTTGTATATATTTCAACATCTCTATATTATCATTCAGAACACATGATACCATCGCACGAGGAGAGACCCTAAAAAGTTCGGACAACGGTTTGTCAAGTATTTTACAAAGAGATTTATTAAAGTTATTGCTATGATTCGCCCTCATACATAGTATATTACTTACATCATTATTTATGAAATAAGGATCTTTATCTAATAATTGCTTCAGAAGAAAGACCTTTATCTTCTTAAACAGATGGGGGCGAATACCCAGTGTATTCTCAACCTTTGTAAGAACACACAAAAAGTGAATAAAATAAGAGGACAGAATCATATTATTTTATTTTGGGACTTTAACAAATAAATACATCGTTTTATTTTTATATTTATTTCGAATTTTTAATGACAAATGGATAATCGTTAAAATGAATATCCGGACCACTTATATTAGGACGATCCAAATATGATGGAATAGGATCCTCATTATATTCACTGGTATCTTGCATGTCCTTCCGAACATAGGTACATTCAAATACGTTTGGAAGCAGAGAATTATCATACTTGATTATTCCGCAGCAATTATTACCATGTAAATGAATAAGTGTATGCGTTTGAGCTAATTTTTTTAATACATCAGTTTTTTCCTGAATAGAAAGAGGAGCATCGTATTTACTAACATTAAATGGATAATGAATCTCAACAACAAGTTGTTTTATTTTTTTCAATTGATCTGTGCTCAAACTATTCAACCAACGAAACTCATAACCTTCAATATCCATCTTAAGAAATACATCTTGATGGTTATCAAGTAAATAGTGTAGGTTTGTTGTTGTCTCTGATTCAAATGCACTAATATTTTTTTTCACAAATTGGATTTTTGAATGGTTTTCGGGCAAACGACTGATTGTTCCATCAAAAGCAATAATATCTACATTAGGATATTTCTTTGAAAAATGCTTTTCAAAATTAATATCATTCGCGATTCCACAAGATATACAAAAATCATATTCTAGATTGTCTGCAATTATATATCCACCATCGTTGCTTGATCCGACGCGGACTTTCGGATGATTGGACTTATATACGATTAAATAATCTAATGACATCTAAATATACGAATATAATGACATCTTTTTATCTGGATTCTATAAAATACTATATATGGATGATTAATCAACTATATCCAGTTGCGATTAGGATTGGGCTTACCGCATGATTTTATAAAATTTTTGCAGCCGCGACAATAATTTTAGTATAGTAGAATATAGAATATAGTATAATGTATTTACAGAGAGTAAGATGGCAGATGTAAATCCCAAGAATAAAAATCGTAGATGCGCGGCGACACGTATTATGAAATCTTTACGGGACATTACAATGGGAGAATGTATTCGGAATAAAGCAACGCGTTTCGGTCTATCTGTCGTTTCTACGGAAAAACAAAAAGAACCTAAAATGTTTGTAGCGGAACAAAGTGAAGTACGTGATATAGTAAAGCATATTACTGCTGCAACATTACAGTATTTGAAATGTGAAATTCAATCAAATGCGATTCATATGCCCTATTATTATCGAGATTCAATTCATATCATTCAAAAAATGATTCATGACAATGATAACGGGGAGACCTCGCTTCTAAACTCGGTATTACAAAGACAGTTCGATTACCAACAACAAGATGTGCTAACCTATTTTCGCATCAATGGATTCTCTACATTATGCAGCAAACCCGAATTATGCGGAGTTTATAGCAGAGGCAACTCACTTGATATTGTAGAACTGTTCCACATACTGGAACCCATCCTTAAACAAATAAACACTTCTACATATCAATCCATTTATGGAGGGGTTAGAGAGTATTCGATGTATTTGATCTTTCGCATATGTGCGGAAACGCCAAATACGCGTGTTCAGGGACTTCTTATCTAGGTAGGTACTAACCTATTGTACATAGTAAATACACTCATTTCATACAAATATGATTTATTGTATGAAATATTATCCTTTTGTTTCGAATCTTAATCATGATATTCTAAAAATCAGCGTTAAATTCAAATACATTACTGTCTGCTGTCTTGTTTGCAAGGGCATACTCAGAATTGGTTCTTTCGAAAAAATTCACCTTGGACTCAATACTAATCAGTTCCATGAAATCAAAGGGATTCGTGGATTCATATATCTTCTCATATCCAAGCTGGACCACTAAACGATCTGCGACGAATTCAATATATTGAATCATGAGCTTCGCATTCATGCCAATCATTCTGCACGGAATTGCCTCCGTAATAAACTCCTTTTCGATTTCAACCGCCTCTTTCACAATCGCGTTAATATTTTCTTGGGACAATCTGCGCTGCAACTTACTATATAGCAAGACAGCGAAATCTGTATGAAGGGATTCATCCCTCGATATTAATGCATTGCTGAATGTTAGGCCGGGCATGAGACCTCGTTTCTTGATCCAATAGATCGATGCAAAAGATGAACTGAAAAAGATGCCTTCCACCACAGCAAATGCGACAAGACGTGTTGCAAAGGAGCTATTTTTGTCCTCGATCCATCGTCTTGCCCAGTCCCCCTTTTTTGCAATACACGGATAATGCTCGAGTGCATTAAATAATTTGTCTCGCTGGGCATTATCCTTAATATATGTATCAATCAATGTGCTGTACATTTCAGAGTGTATATTTTCCATAGCAATCTGGTATCCGTAAAAAGCACGACATTCCGCGACTTGAACGTCGTTCATAAAACGCACTGCTAGATTTTCCTGTACAATACCATCGGATGCAGCAAAAAATGCCAATACCATAGATATAAAGTGTTTCTCATCTCCATTTAATTTCTCCCAGTCCATCAAGTCCTTGGATAAATCGACCTCATTCACTATCCAGAAACAGTCAATTTGCTTCTTATACATTTCCCATACGTCATTATATTTTATAGGAAACATAACGTATCTCGATTTATCGGGTCGCAAAATCGGCTCAACGAAGGTATTTGGCTCGGTGGTGTTCATCTTTTCCTAAACAAAAGAAGGTTAAATAATATAATCCCTATATTTGATTGTTTTGACAATAACGTTTTATGTATTTTTATAATATGTTTTGGGGTGGCATCTAGTTTCGTGTGTTATTTGCACGCGAGATACATGTTTTGAGTGCCGCCTACCTGAATAATATTGTATCCAAATGTGGATTTCAAATAATCGGATAACGCGGTATTCGACGGGTCATTCTGCTCGAACAAAATATGGGGACAGCCGTTTCTGAGGATTGTCTCTTTTCCTCCCTCCAATACATACAATTCGTTTTCCTCCACATCCATTTTTATGAACGAAATCGGATCCGTAATATTCATGGAATCCAGTGTCCGAATCTCAATGTATTCCGTCGCCATAATCGATGACTCGTTCTCCGGGGCTTGTACCGTGGATCCTCCCCCGTCATTACTAACAATATACAGACTCTGAATTCCGACCTGCGAATCATTACCCAGACCATAATTGCAACAATCGATATTCTTAATTGCACTTAATGCAACTCCGCCACATAATGCATAATACGTCATCTTTTGGGGTTCAAACGCATATACTTGTTTCGCATAACGTGCAAGGCTAATCGCATAGCTGCCGGTATGCGCTCCAATATCTAAAAATATAGATTGCTTATTACAATATTGTTTGCACCAGTCAATCAGAAAACTCTCGAAGAGGCCGTTTTGTGCGTAATACACGTGATTCACCGAAGGCATCAAATAGGTTAGCGAATGATTAATACTGAATATCTGATTGTTTTGGTTCTCATATACATGGTCCTTCTCATCTTTTGTTAATATAATATATTTTGTACTCATAACAAGATTGTATCATATTCATAATATGTCATTTTTATATTCATGTATGTCCTCATATATATTCGTATTGTTTGTCCGGCTTTTTTTTATGGAAAATTTCATTAAGTGTTTTTTTATCGAAAAGTATTTTGAAAATTTGGTTTTTGGACATTTTTAAAAATGTCCAATTTTGTCTTTTTGGAAAAAAGTTTTTTGAAAAAACCGGATTTTTTCGATTCGCTGCATTTACCAGCGAATCCGAAAATTCGATTTTCAACTTGGCTGCACAACTTTTTTCAAATTTTCTGAGGGACCGGTTTTCAAAAAGACAACATTTTGCGCAAAAAGACAACATTTTGCGTAAAAAAGACAACATTTTGCGCAAAAAAGACAACATTTTGCGCAAACCAAAGTGCAGTAAAAACTGAATTTTT